CTTACCGAGACCGTCAAAATAAGCGTCAGTGTCTTTTGATACTTCTGCTTTGAACGTCTTTACTAATTTTCCATTCTGGAAAACTTTGTAATCACCACCCCATCCTATAGCCCTTAAATTGTCACCTATTCCAGTGATTAGTTTAGGGCTATTGTTAGATGATTCCGATGGTATGTATTTGGTTTTACTCATTCAATTATGGTAGTGGAATTAATGGTAGTGTATCATAGTCGACTAATGTAGACATGACTTCACAATTAGATCTCCAGTTGTAGGTTACGGCATTGGTTAATTCACCTGTACCGCCTAATGAGATTTCGTGACCTGTGAGTTTGCCTTTATAGCTTGCGCCCATTTGACCACCGATATTCTCAAGTCCAATGATGTATTGTCTACAATCTGTCGTTAATATCCATGCTACCCAATCACAGAAACTTTGCATGTTACAATTCATCAATCGTAACTGCTTACTTAGTGTCTGATAATCGACTGTCAGATTATTTTCATACCTACAATTAGCCTCATCAAAACTTTGAGTGAATGTTACAAAGTCAGAATCCCATCCTGCTACTTCAAAAAACAATCCTTCTGACATGACAATTGTAGTATTACAATCTTCTGCATCAATTCCCATGTTAGGAAGATCTAATTGTCCACGTCTTGCAAAAGCTAATTTTGCAATCTTAGCATTACATGTACATCCATCAGACGTTGTGTCTACTGAAGTAAATTCATATGGATTATCGTCGCAACTAATTATTGGCATGATCTATTTTTGAATTTTTTCAATAGTCTTCCAGCCACCTAAGTACATGTTAGGTCTTACTATTCCGACAAATAATAGTGAGTACGATAACCAAGTCCACTTGCCATACCAATCACTTGAAATGTCATTGTTCCGTTGGAACATCAAAGCAACTTGATCACCATTAGCAGTCGTATTTTCTGGATCATCTGGGCTACTTCTGAATGAAGTACCAAACTGCCAGTTATTACTAATGTCCACTTCTGCATGAAGTGTTTGAGTTTTCAAGCATTCATCCCATGTACAACTGTGGTGATTCGGCACCACTGGAATTCTGTTTTCAAAATATAAGACTGGACCAACACCTGCTACATCTCTATATGTCCAACATGTACCATTAGTAGCAACTGATTTGTTTTCTTTTCTCTGAGCCGCTTGTGCAAGTCTGTAAAGTGGGTATGATAATCTGGTGACTACTGCACCGCTTGTACCTGTACCTGGATCTATGCCAGAATCAAAAGCATATTGAAGCTCTGGAGTTCCTTTCTCCATAACCCAACATCTTAGCCATTCTCCAAAGTCGCCTTGATATTCGCCCTTGACAAAATCAATTTTATTGCAATCAATGAAGTCTTCACACCACATATTAGCGTGACCTTCTCCAGCCATTCTACGAGCTTGCGCTCTCATCCCTTCACATGAATTGACTGTCTGTTCAAATCTCTTTTTCTTTTCGGCTGTTATGTTTTCAGCCCAAAGATCCTCAGTATTGATCTTATCAATATCATAAGATCCAGCATTGAATAGAGTCGTCTTTAATGCTCTAATGACCATTGAGACTGCTTCAGTCTGGTGCAGACTAAATATCTCATTTCCTTCTTGTGTTAGATTGACATCACCGCCTGAATACGATAACATATGGTCATAGCAATCATCTAACATCCAAGCATCATAACATTGTTGAAGCTTAATGTAGACTGGACATCCATCACCATAATTTCTTCTATCAGTTCCGATTGCCCCTGATGGAGTAGTCTTACAGTTCTTGTGAGGTCTAACGATAAGCGTATCACCATTGACATCATGTATGTAGAACTTACCACGCTTATTAACTTGGACGTGTCCAAACATATTGAAAGCATCGTTATACTTCTGCATCGGGTCTACATAAGCGTATCGCTCTAAGTAGTGTACATCACTCTTAGTGTAGACTATGTTTCTACCCCTGCCCTCTTCAATGATTGAAGTAGGTATAATGGGCTTCTGTTGAATATCTGCCATATCTTATTGATTGTTATGCTTTCTCGCAGCTTCTATGTTCGCTAATAGGTCATTCTGGAATGCTGAGCCTATAGATCTCATAGCCTCTTTTGGATCTTTTCCATTTCCTGTAGGTGTAGGTTTGCCTTCAATCTTTGCTGTCAGCTCAACTATCTTCTCGTCTCGCTTAGTCAGCTCTTTATTGACTTCCTTTTTGTAGTCATCCATAGCCTTGGCGATCGTAGGCGCAAATCTTTTTGTTATCGCATTGACGATATCATCTTGATTGACAATCTGATCAGCTTTAGCGTAAGGCTTTAAAGAGTTCTCAATTTGAGCTTTGACCGTTTCGGGGATGGCCTCTTGAACTTGGTTTGCTACCAGTTCTTTTATATCGTGGTTTTCTATGTGTTCTTTGATCTGATCTACAGAGCTAAGTCCCATCCACTGTGCAACTTTTTCTAAAATGCTATTTTCTGCCATGTTTGGCTTTTTTTGATTATTAATTTTAGGAGCTATGCCGTGTGCTTTCTTATAAGCGGCGATAGCCATTTTCTTTTCATTCTGTTTTCTGGAAGTGGTCTTGATGATGTTGTCTACAAAACCGAGTTCTTTGGCTTCTTGTGCTGTAATGATTTCTTCACTATCTCCAGCGTCGAGAAGCTTTTCAATTTTGCTTTTACCAAGCCCTGTCTTTTTTCTGTAGATACCAATGATGACATCATTAGCTCTTTGGATTTCTTTTGTATCATCGTCTGAACCGTCTACATAAGAAGCTCTATGAATAAAGTAGTCGCTGTTTTCTGTAATGTTTACGATCTGACAAGCACAAGCTATAATGGTAGCAGCTGATCCAGCTAACCCGTAAATGTTCGCTGTAGCTTCTACGCCTTTGCTAATTAAGTATTCGTAAACAGCAATCGCTTCTACATAAGAACCGCCTCCTGAAAAAATATTGAGGATGAGATTAATATCATCTTTGAAATAGGATAGGTAACTAATTAAGTCACCAGCTGTAAAATCATATCCAATGTAACCATGAATTGTGATTTCCAATATCCCATCATCTAGATGGTTTAATTCTATCTTTTTAGCTTTGTCTACCATCCTCGTATGTCAATACATACAAAGATTATCTAATATGTTATTAATGTATAACTTTGATAAAGTCTAAGGTAACGCTATGGAGTTACGTTACTATATTCGCTTAGAAGATTTGCGAAGTCCGCATAGTTTCTGAGATACGTAAGCTGAAATTTTAAAATGGTCTCTGATCTTTTTCCAGCCCCACCCGTTACAAACTCTTTTATGATTTGCTGGAATAGCGACTAACTGATCATAAGGAATGACCATTAAAGTGTTGAGTTTCTTTTCTGGAATATCGAATACTGAGTCTATGTTGTCACCAGTAAACCAATTCCATATATCAATGATTGCTTTTGGTTTGTCTATGATCTCACGTTTTATTAGTTCTTCTTTTTTCAGAGTCGACCGTTTTCTAATCCGTATTTAATCCATTCCATTGCCGCTACTTGTGTATAGCTACATGTCCCACAACTGGACATGACTTTATTCTTAATCACTAAGTCTTTGATAACTGGATAGTTCTTTTCTTCGTATGCTTTGAGTAGCTCAAATTGCTGATCATCTGAAAGTTTGCTCCAATCCCATTCTCCTGGAAATCGGTCTGCTTTCTTCTTTTTGCTTTTTCGATCTTTGAGCTTTAATATAGGAATACCGTCTAAGTCTGATTCTTTTTTGTAAGGTAGTATGATTTGTTTAGCCCATCTCTTTGCCCTGATGGCTTGAAATCTTGTGAGGTTCTTTTCTATTCTATTGCCTGATATAAGTGCATAGGGCATTATTGCAAATATACAGAAAAATTGTAATACGTTAAGATTGTATTATTTATTTCAAAAGCGATTCTCTATTTTTGTAACTGTATGCTTTTAATTTACTGGTTTTCAATTAGTTAGGCCGGAAACGTTATATATGAATTATAAGTAATAGGACTCGACCCCTTTTCAATAGGTTAATGCAGTTACTTTGCCGACATTTTCACTGCAATAGTTTGCTGAGTATGTCCTACTACTTATAATATTACATATGACGCTATATTTTTACTTTTTAAAAAGGTAAATCCTCCGATATTGGCTTTTGTTTTAAAGACTCTTTTTGCCAGAAGTGATAAAACTTAATAGAACCTATCGCCTACCCACATTTCGGGTTTCGCTACCACCTTTTGGGGATGGTTTTACTTTTACGGGCTTTTCATTAACTTTCTCTAATTGCTCAATGTCTAAGTAGACAGTCTCTGGATACTCTCCATCTTTAACCATTTTACATTTAAGCCCTAACTGTATGCATCCATTAAGATGTTTTAGTTTAGCCACACAAACACCCTCAAAACCTGTTACTTTACATTTTAATTTGTCTCCTAATTTCATACTTTTTACTAATTTATAATTTGATTGTGGAATATTGCCCTCCCACAAATAAGGTCTACTAAGTTTATCACCGAGCCATTATAAAGAATCCCTCATGGTGCGTTGATATAATCTCTCTACCACACTTCTCCACGGACATGCAGGTGACTTACTCTAATCGAAGGGACTCTTTAAAATACCGCATATCAGAGAATTTAATCACTAGCATTCGTTTCGACAATTTCAAAATCATCAGAGCTTGTAAAGAAATCTTCATCGGTAACATTGACCTCATCGTTTACTTTCGTAGCCGAGCCTTTTACATCTGACCAATTCATATTGTTTAATAACCAGTCGATCCCTTCAAAGTCATCATCCATTACATAATTTACTTCACCTATGTACTCAGCAGTTCCTTTTTTAAAATCTTCTTGTTCACCATAATAGTCTGCTCGATTTTCGGCTACTAATTTTAGTGGTAATTGAAATTGTCCTTTAGGTGTGTTTACTTGAATTACTTTCATTGTATATTAAAAATTTTAATTTCAAAATCCGTGATTAAACTCTCGATATGCAGTGTACATTATAAACAATAAAATTTAATATTCCTCAAACTTTAAAGCGATTGGGTCAAACGCATAACTAAGGTAATCTTCATAACAATCAAAAGTTATCCATCCTCTTTTTTCAGTCTTAACCCAATCTCCACGTTTTACCCACCTAACTAATTTTAGGTTATCTATTAAGTTTTGTATCATCCAATTGTTAGAGTTAAAAACGGCCTGCGAGCTGTCATTACACACAACCGAAGTGAGGTATCTCGCAGACCTAATTCTTAATAATATTTTTTTGAAGTAGGCTATATGTAACGACAAGACTAATATACAACAAAATTGTATATACAAAAGAAATGTAATTTATAATTTTACTATCTTTGTTCCGCAGGGTGAAGCAGTTGGTAGCTTGTCGGGCTCATAACCCGAAGGTCGTTGGTTCGAGTCCAGCCCCTGCAACTATCATAGATTTGTATTTTTATTCCCTGTCCACTGGTACTGGATAGGGTTTTTATTTTGATCGATCTTTAAGTGCTTGGAATACTTCGCTTGGTCTGAATTTTGGATGACCATGCTCTCCTATGCCGACATAGTAAGCTTTGATTATTTCTTTCCGTCTCATGCCATCTATCGTGGATTCGGCACAATCTAAAAGATCTGCTAACTCTGATTTTCCGACAAGTCTTTCTGGATTACGTTGCTCTCTAAGTAAAAGAGATAGTTGATCAAATCTCTCATTTGTATTTTGCCTTAGAGCATTTAGATCATCAATCGTTGCTATGTTAATTTCTGCCATAATATAAATTTTGAGGCAAATATATGGCAGGACTTTAAAGCGTACCAAAAGGTACTTTAGTACTCAAAAGTATTTTCTTTTAAAGTTTTGTTTGCTCCTTGAAATTGTATCATATGTTCTATTTCTGATACTGTATACCCTGTCCTTTCTTATTGGATAGGGCTTTTTAATTAGCCTTAAAGTGCCCTACCATATCCAAATATTCAAACCATTTTTTTCTCAATAGATCATATTCAGCTTTAATGAACACCTCAGCACCTGATTTAAACATTAGATAACAATCATCTGGATCATCGGTCGCGCTGACACCTAATATTTCAGAGAATAAGAAAGAAGCTTTTTTATACATTTTTTCATCTGAGTAATATTCATTTTCGATCAGTATCTCACAAGTTAGAATAGGTATTTGTTTCATCATTAGCCTTGAGGTCTTGGGTCAAATGTTGGTTTTGTATGAGGATCACCACCAGCTATGAATGGAGAATGATAGTAAGAATATAGAATGCACTCACATCCAGGTTTGCTAAGAATCCCAATATACCATATTTTCAACTGATCATCGAAGGGCAATGTTTCGGGTCCATAGATAGGATAGCTGCATTTTATTTCTTCCTTGATCTCATTGTCTATGATCGGAGTTTCTTGTGTTAGACCAAATGGTATCACATTAGGGTCTGTAAATCCTTTCATTTGATACCATACGACTTTACGCTCACATTTCTCAGAAAATTGATATAGGCAGTCTATACATTCGCCTTGTACGTCGCAGCAGCATTGATTAGGCTTTACTCTCGTTAGTGGCTCTAATAATATAAAAGGCTTACATGGATCTTGCCAGCTGATCTCTAAAGTTTCTAATGTGAACGTGTCACCTGTGTCTAAACAGATAGGGTCTGATTGTGCGCTTAATCCATCAGCTGCGATATTGAAATTGATAGCACCTACATTAGTGGTAGCTTCTATCTCATCAATCATACTTTGAATATCACCTTCAATAAATACCGTGAAGCATGGTCTACACTGATCATCGTATTCACATTCTATCCTTATTTCTGGACTGTTGCCACAAGGGTCTTTAGTAATTATTTTTTTTACGCTTGGGCATGGTTCACAATCACAATCTGTGGTTCCTGAACTTTGCAAGATGATCACCGTATTTATATCTTGTCCAAATTCTCTGATGGTGTAAGTGCCCCCACCTGTATGGGTACATCCATTATCTTCTACTACGATGTCTACTGGAAATCCATGAACATTAGAGTTGGTACCTGACTGTCCATTGACTCCATTTGTCCCATTAACCGTATTGCCGTCCACTGTAGCGACTATCGACCCTGCTACGAATAACTGCCACGTCAATTGATTATTAGTTAAGTCAGCGACAAAGTTAGCCTGCAACGATCCACATTCTGGACATTCACAGTCATCATATTCGTAATCTACTGCCATACTAAGTTTGACTGGGCAATCTAAATCACAGATTTGAGCTGAAATATTAGATGTAGGTGTTGCTTCCTGCCATATCGCTTCACCTGTATTAGGGTCAACTTCTGATGTCAATCCTCCATTCCCATCATCAACTAATAAGCAGTATTCAAATAGTGCCATCGATGGGATAGAATTATTGATACCACCTAACATAAGAATCAAACAACCGTCAACAACTTCGCAGTCTATTTCTGGAAAGTTCTCACAGATTACAGGGTCTACATTACCACCGTTTCCAGTTGGCCTATCAACACAAATTCCTAAGACTTGATTAGGGCTATTGAGCGTTAGTGTTGTGCGCTCTGTGCATAGATTATTCTGAATTGTGTCTATAAACCCATAGTATTGAAATCCTTTATAACTGATCGTCGTCAGCTTTCGCTTATCTATTTTAAAAAGATCAGCGCAACATAAATGTAATTGAAATGTCACTTTGTTAGTCAAGAACCGCCCGACAAATTCACGACCGATGTATTTAGTCCAAAGTTCCTCTTCATGGTCTCCATAGACAATAGCGCAATCTTCTGGATTTATACCCGGTAATCCTACATTTTCACCATCTAACAATTGATAGAATGATGGGATTCCTGATATCTGATCTCCACACCAATTGATAGAGGCTTCACCAATAACATTCCCAAATTCATCTAAATATTCTTGAGTTGGGACATAATAACCTATCCCAATTCTCCAACAAATATCATAACTGATCTTTTGATTTCCTTCACTGTCTGGAGCATTGTCTGTTAAGCATGTCAAGTGGGCTGGAAGCACTTCATCATTCACTCCAAAAGAATGGCTAAAGACTTCTGTTAAAACCGTAGGCTCAATACACTTGTTTCGATCTTCATTGCATCCATCTTGAAAGCCTGCGCCGAAATCTATTTTCTTATCGTATGGTTGGTCTAAGTCTTGATATCTTGAATCTGTCGTAATACATGGATCGCTACTTTTTTTGAATCCTCTGATTTGGCATTTCTGTTGGAATTTCTCTAAAGCTCTATTGTTTAGACTGTCCTTAATTACATAATCGCTTAGGTCTTGCTGTTCATCTTCTTTATAGTGTCCATCCAATCCATCTACGTCAAAAGCAGGTCTAATGTCTAATACTCTGCTTCCTGACTTCCAATCTATCTTGGAGCCTGTCATGTGCGCTAATGACTCTGTTAAATCATAGATTGTTTTATTACAATCTAATGTTTGAGACATTTGGATGATATCACCTTCACAGTATTTTAATCTTTTGGGTACGCTTGTTACGCAACTATATTGTAATGTCATTTCAATTCCCAATACATTTGGGTCTGTCTCATATTTACCCTGAACACAATATTTTAGCCTAAATAAAAGACACTCTTCGAAAGAACTATGATTTTTAAATAAATCACACCCAACAGTAACTTTTCCTGAAACAATCATATATCTATTATTAGTAGGATCGTCTATGAAAGAAGTTTGTGTGCTGATGTCGTCGCTTGCAATAACAGATGATATACTATATGATAATGACTGTGATATTGTTTTATTTGTGGTTAGATAAGCTTCTGCAAAAACATTTATACTGTCTATTGTTTTAATACCTTTTATCACTCTAAGCCTATATTCAAAACAATAATCTGCTACAATACATGGATCTATTTTTATAGAATTTCCTTGTATTTGTAAATTTGGATCAAGCTCAACATTTAAAGGAACTTCGAAAAACTTGCAACCTAATTCTGCTCCGAGTTCAGGAGCTGACAATGGTAAATCTGAATGGCTAAAAGTTGTCTCTTTTGAACTTGCTTTTAGTTTATAGTTTTCTAAATTTATATTTGCGTTGCCTCCAAAACTTTTATCTGATAAATACATCCAAGTCTTTCTCCACTTAGGATCTTGTAAAAATGGAGTTTGTAGGTTTACCCCAATTTTACAGTAGGCTTTTTGTAATAATGCAAATGGATTGAATCTTGGCCTTAAATCTTCTGGAGTGAACTGATTAGGTAAATAGGTATCCCCAAACCATTCGATTGGCCAAACAAAACAATCAGCACCAGGTATCCATCCGTTTTCTAATAATGGCCAAGTTGCTTCTATATTTTCTTTCGTTAATTCAAACTCTCCTAAGTCTGGAATCTCGCAAAGCTTACAGCTCTTAGCTAACTCTAATGGATGGTTTATCTTATTGGTTAATTCAAAAGTATATTGACATGATGAATCTATTCTTCCAGTGACTCTAATGTGTGAGAAGTCAAGTGATAATCCACATCTGAGAGCATTAATTTCTAAGTATACACATTGTTCAATTTGAAATAAATTAGAAGATATAAGAGGTTCGAATATTGCTTTATTTGTAGGGCTTTGTGGTGCTGTAGCTTCTAACGTCGTATCATTCCTGAATCCTTTAACAGTAAACTCTGAATCTTCCTGTATTGTCGTTAGGTCAAATTCTGGACTAAGATCTATTAATATAAACCCACTATCAGTAAGGTCCTGTGGAATCGAATGAGGTAGATTAATTATTTGAATCGAAATACAACTCATGTAGTACTAAAAGTGGCTAAATCGTTTGCATAGAATCCTGTGAACTTAATGACACCTTTACTGTCTTCGTCGTGTCTGACTTGTACTGATGTACCTCCAATGATAGGTGCATATACTGACTGATTAGGGCTGCAATTAATTAGAGACTTATATCCTCCAGCATTGCCAAATGCTTCATAGTAGCACTCATTACATTCATCAACATTGACAGACTTTTCTAACTCAATCATCTTCCATGATCGCTTATTTAACGCTATCCTTCCATGCTTATCTACTTGTTCCTGATAGCTGCTTGCACAAAATCCCTGTCTACATATTTCTTGAAAACTTCTGTTAATCGTTGTTGATTTAACGCAATCGAAAGTCATATTAGACCAGGTACCTCTTGGCTGTTGGAATAATACATCTATTCTTTCACCTGACTTACAACAGCACTGTACGACCTTTACCCAATATTCAAATGGATTATCTGCTGATTGACTCGAAACTTTATAGCAAACTAAGTTTCCAAAAACAGGACTTGATAGAGGCAAAGGCCCATTCGCTGGACCTGTTGGAATAATACTGACATTCCCAGAAGCTCCGAGTGTCTGTAAAAATCTTAATCCAGAATCATAGTGACCTTCAAAATTTAACTGAGGTGAACCACAAGCATAAACCCAATCATCTGCATCGCTACATAATTCTATTATTCCACTATTCACAGCCATGATTATATCACTTCCGTTAGGTGAATCTTCATAGAATTGAAAGTTAGATGCTAATACTTCAAAGTCTATTGTAGTTCCTGTGTCTACAGTCGGCTCGTTGTCTTCACAATCAGTTGGATAGCAAGCGTCCCCATATTTGAATTGGACCTCAATTTTAGCAGAATCATCTTGCTCTACACTTGATGATCCTGGCGCTGGACATTTGGTAGTCAATCTGCAAGAGATGAGGTCTTTTAAATTAATAGGGACGCTGCCATTTCCAATGAACGGGTTATCTGGATCTCCTATAGATACACCATCAATGCAAACGTCATAAGCAAATCGCTTTGTTTCATCTTCAGTACTTGGTGCCGATGTTCCGATGATACAAATGTCATCTGACATCATGTATAGGTCTTTCGGATTCGATTGTGTTGCTGTTGCCATCTATATTCTACTGTCTTGTAATCTTCTTTTTTCTGCTAATGATTCTCTGTTGCTTGTCGTAATCGCATTTCCCACAGCTTCACTTGTTGCTGTCGCTATTTCTGGTGCAGCATCTTTTAATGATTCGCCTGTACTGGTTGCTATCTGTTTGGCCATTTCTGGAATGGTAGATTTGATCGCTAAGGCTACTGCTCTGGCCATCAGTTCACCTTCTGTACCTCTGTTAAGGAATCTTGCATTAGGTACTCCACCTGTAAAACCACCTTCCATGAATCCAGCTGGGAATGCTTTTGGCTTATATCCTTTTTGAATAGCCATATTCTGTAGTTCCTTTAGCAATGGTCTGGCCCTTCGATCATTGACTACTCGTTTAGGTGTTACAAATTCACCTTTATGTACATCGCCTGCATAGTCATCATCTCTACCATGTCCAGTAAAGCCACCTTCTCTAAACTGTTGGCTTGATATAATCGCTAATTGTGCGGCTCCTGCTATGGCTGCCGCTGCTGCTAAAAATGGATTAGGTAAAGCTTTGATGATCGCTAAGCCTATTGCTATTGCTGCTTCCTTGAGTGCTATTTTTTTACGCTCTTTAGCTGCTTGCTTTTCTATTTCGGTTTTCTTTGCTTCCTGCTCTTCTAATATCTGTTCTTGAAGTGCTGCATTACCTTCTGCTGCATCTAAGCGAGCTGCTGTTTGGACGTCAATAGATTCTAAGGCTGAATCAGTTTCTTGCTTGATTCGCTCTTTTTGTCCTTCGAATACAGATTTAAAAGCATCTTCAATAGCTTTTAGTCCAGCCGTCGCAATCTGTTTTAATCCTTCCTGTCTTGCTTGTTCTTGTTCTGCTAACTGATCGTTTAGGTCTGATCGAGCTGCTAAGATTTGTTCGTTTGCATTTTCTTCTAATGATACTCTAAGATCTGCACTGTTGCTGTCTCCATCGAACGTTAATATTTCAGGAAGAGATGATGATGCGCCTTGATCTAATGAAGCTACATCTCCAGTTGACCTATTACCGTTCTCTAATCTATTTCGCGTCTCTGTGATGGTAGAGTTAATGCCATCCAATTGAGCTTCTAAGGCTATGATCTCTTTTAGCTTTTCTTCTATGATGTTCTCATCAGAAGTGCTATTGATTTCTTTATTGAGGTCTGATATTATCTTTCTGATGTCAGATATCCCAGCTTCACCTGATCCAAGTCTTTTGTAAGCTTCTGCTAATTGGTCTACTGTTTTGGCAGCCTTTGCGGTTTCTTTTGTTGCCTCTTTTTGGATTTCTATAACCTCTTCTGTGGTTCCTTTTAGTTCATCTTGTGCATTGACTTGATCACTGAGTACCCCTATCAATTCAAATGCTTTGTTCTTAGCATCTTCTGCACTAATTCCAGTTTCTTTATAAGCCTCTACTAATCCTCCAAATTCATCGTTTGCAAAAGCATTTAATTCATCTTGAGTCGTAACTAATTTTTTAACTCTACCCTCCATTCGATCAACTGCTTCTCTTGCTGCTTTTATATCGGCTGGCCATTTTGAAAATACAGCGTCTAAGGTGATATTCCCCGAAAGACCATCAGTTACAAAATTTAGTGTGTTAGTTAATCCCTCAGTGAATGATTTAAAGAAGTTTGATAAACCAGAATTGCCATTCAATAATTCCGAGAAAAAGCCATTAAATGCTGTTGTTAATTTCTGTGTCTGACCTCTAAGCGTATCAGTATTGTTATTAGCTTGTGCTAATGCATTGCCTGTCTGATCTAATGCACCATTCAATTCAGTAACAACTTCTCTATTTTGAATCAGTGTTAGTGCTGCAGCTGCATTTTGTTTTCCAAATAGATCAGTGGCATCAGTTATACTTGTTACCTCTGTAGATAAGACTTGAAGTATATCATTGAAGTCTTGAGTCTCTGGATTTAGTTCTTCTCTTTGGGTCTTAGCTAATGCCAGTATGATGTTTCTTAGCTTGGTACCTGCTTCTGCACCTTCAATATTTCCTTTGGCTAATGCCTGTAATAGTGCGTTACCTTGCTCAAATTCTATATTCGATTGAGCTAATATTGATCCTACATTTTTAAATGATTCTGCTAACTGTTCAATTCGTGCGGTACCTAACTGCTGAGAAGTCGCTAATATATCCGTGAATCGTGCGGCTTCTCTTGCTTCTGCTCCATAGACATTTAAGAATCCAGCTAAAGCATTACCTGCCTGTGGTAGATCAATTCCAGCTGCTTTAGATAGGATCTCGGCTTGTCTGGTGACTTCTGCTAATGCATCTGCACTCTGTAGTAGTTCTGGATTCTTAGATCCTATCAAACTAAATGCATCTAATACAGCAGGACCAGCCGTTCCAAATTGCTGTGAGATCTGTCGTGCTCGATCTGCTAATCCGTCTAAATCTTCATTGTTTAATCCTGTGATAGATTGTAGAGATTTGAGTGAATCCTCAAAGTCATTGATATTTTTTAATCCACTCCTGAGAACATTTGCAAAAGTGGCAACACTGGCAGTAATCCCAAAAGCTGCACCAAATGATCTAAGTGCACCACCTGCTTTGCTTAGTGCTTTCTTATAGTTTCCAACTGATCTTTGAAACTGCCCTACACTGGCATCAATCGATTTGAGTCTTTTGTCTAATGCTTGAACTTGAGCTAATTGAGTCTTAAAGGCTTGTGTATTCGTCTGACCTGCAGCTGCTAAATCCTTTACAGAGGTACGGGCTTTGTTTAATTCTGCCGATAACTGACGGTATGCGCCTGCTCCTGTCTTACCTGTAGCTATCGTGTCATTTAGTAATTTGCGCTGTTCTGTTCTTAGGTTTTGCTGTTGGCCCTTGAGCTGGGCTACAACTTCTGCATACTTTTGGTAGTTTTTTGTCCCAATGGGAATCTCTTTGAGTAATCCAGTAAATAGCTTAATAGCATTGTTCAACTCTTTTTGAGAGTTCAATGAGGCTTCAAAGCCATCTATTTCTATTCTACGTCGTATTACTTCCACTATGCTGGTGATAGTGGTAGTTGAAATGGAGCTTAAATATACAAATTATATGTTATGCGTGAAAGTTGTATTTTATAAAGGTGACAGCTTCGATACCTTCTGGACGGGTCAATTCACTGTCACCTGATTTCGTATGTCTTAGAAGCTGTTAACAGTATCTGATCCCTTTATTGAACCCTCTACCCATTTGGTCTTTGTCTGCATAGTCACGCTCTAAAGTATAATTATCAGGATTGTATCCTTTATTAGTGATTAACTCTCTTGCTTCGTTTTCATCTAATGAGATGATGCTGAATACGGTAGTACCTTTTGAGCGTAACTCATGATTAATAAGTTCTGGAGTTTCATTATTCCAAATTGCTGTGTATCTTTTATTCATTATTATACATTTAATTATTATTGATTTAATAGGGCTTTAATGTTATCGCAGCCCGTTTTGATTTATCCTAAAAATTCTTTTCTTATCTGATCCTCAGCTTTTTCAAGAGCCTTTAATTGACTGCTTAGGTATGAAGATGCAGCTGCTTCAGGGTTTGCCATCATTTGTTCTAATGTAGCTCCGTTTTCTAATCCTGTTTTGATAATTTTATTTATATAATCTTGCATTTTTACTTTATTTAATTGTTATTGATAATGTAAATATACGAATTATATTGACATATTACACTATAAAATGTAAACTATTTTACATTATTTACAATAATTAACATTTGTTAATCTAATCACGGCCTATCATGTGAAGCTCTGTGACTGTCATTCCATTCTTTTGATAGGGTAGCTTTTGACGTTTGATCTTATCGTTGGCTGACCTGTAGGATAGTTTGTGAGTATCGCAAAGGAGCTTTAGATTTGAATAGTAAAGCTCCTGGTCTTCTGATTTTAATTTGTAGAATCTCATATGGGCGTTAACATATAAGCGTAATACTACCGACTTTAATCTTTTTTTCTCTGTGGATACTAACGCCTTGAATTTCTCCTTTTTGTATCCGATTATATAATTCAATCGCTTTCATTTTAATTTCAAGTTCTGTCATAATTACTTTTTTAATTGTTATTGATATTATTCGCTATACTACTCCTGTTCTCCATCAATGCAAACGCCACCTTCCTCTATAACATAAACAATTGATTCTTTATCAGTGAATTTAATTTCTCCATCTTCCTCAAAGCACCCCCATATATGGTCGTTGTTGTAAAGATTCTGAAACTCTTCTGGAGTATCTGACAGATTAATAAATTTTATAACAGTTTCTGAATCTTTAGAATCATGAATCGCTACTTTAATATCTAAATTTTGCATTTTTATAATTTTACTCTCCGCTTAATTGCTTTGATAATGTAAATATACGAATTATATTGACATATTACACTATAAAATGAAAATAATATTAATTTATTTACATAAATAAACAATTGTTAATCCTGATAATGGAGATTGTAATGATTAAACCCTTTGCAGTACTGGAGATTCAGCCAATAGATTATGCTCTAATGATATTTGGTAGTTCTTCTAAGGGTTTAAGAATCTCAGATAATAATGCATTCATGTATCTATCAGAAACTAATAAAGATGTCATTTCTTCATTAGCATATTGATCTCCAATTTTTATCCAATCTTTTCTTACCCCTGTTTTACTAAATGATCTACTACCTGATGTTGGTACATTTTCTTTCCTTGCTTTGGCCCAAACAGCAGAAAGAAATTGTTTTAATTCATTATCATCAAGTTGAGGTTTAACTGCTCTACCCCAATCTTTTGCTACTTCTAACCATCTTGTAATCCCAATCCTAAATTGAAATCCAGTATCAACATATCTACCATACTTCTCCATGTACTGATTAAGTTTGACCTTATTGGATGATATGATTACTTCTGACTTTAATGAATTAATAAGCCTACCTGTAGCTCTGTGTCCTTGGTCATCTAAAGTTTTTCGATCAAATGAATCTAAGGATTTGCCGATATCTTCTAACTCTTGAATTAGAACATCAATTGAGTTTTCCATTAAAATCTAATTTTATTCTAATAATATGTCAATAGGTAGTTGCATCTATCTTATATCTTCGTCACTTAATAAGCGTTGATCTTTATAGATTTGGATCTGCTATTCTATATTGGTCTATTAGTCTTAGTCCTTTTTCAAAGTCTTCTATTAGTATGTCTATTGGTAGCTGCATCTAACTTGATGATTTCATTTTTAATTGATATCATTTCAATTTTAAGATATTGGAATATTTCAGAATCTATTGGAGCGTTAAGAAATGAATTTTTTGCATCTCTATATTTTGAAATTAATGATTTGTAACTTTCATTATCTATCATAAACAACTATCACATTTAATCATAGCAAATTCATCATCCTCTACAGTCTTTACATCAAACATCTGATCTTCTACATGACAGCCGCAAATGGTTAGATTAACCCACGATATTCTTATCCTGTTATCTCCGATACAATCATAACTGCATTTGATGTCTTTTCGGTTCTCGATCTTATGATCGATCGAGTCGCCACAATCTTTGCAGTATAGTATCTTTCCTTCATCCTTCCAGCACTTCACCTGTTCTCGAGTGGCAAAGACTTGTATCTCTTCGCTATTCGCTGATTCCTTAATCTTGTATAATCGGTAAGATCTCAGTTCGTCTATGACTGCAAATAAGACATCTTCATTTTCATTATCTACTGCTATGCTTCCTTTTCTCTGATTTTCTGGACATCCATCGCATAGCTCTCTTTGGCTGACTCCGATCAATACATCCAAGCACTTGATTTTCTTATTGATCGCCTGACGCTTGCACCCCCTTAGCATCATGATCAATCTTAAATCATCAGCGCATTTGTCTGGATTGTAGCCGCCTCTCTGCCAGTAGTAGCTATTATCATAGTCGTATTGGTCTTTGCCTAAGTTGTCTAATGTAAGCTGCTTAAAGCTGTCTACGATTCCAAATGTGTTGATTCTACTGTAGGGATGGGCGTTGTGTCGCTTGGCTATGTTTAGAAGAATGTTTGATACGGTGTTTAGGTTAAAGGCCATTATTAGATAATTTTACCCTTGATCTTCAATTCTTCCAATTTACTATTTGTGAAAATCAAATAGTCACCTTCACAACTAACAGTAATGCTATTATCACCTTTACGGTGTGCTTCTATTTTTTCAGAGTCCAAAGTATTATCTAATTCTATAGACAAATCTTTATGCTTTGTAACACTATAAAGTTCACACATAGTGTTTTCAAAGTCTGCAAAAAAAACATCATTGCTACTTTCAGTTAGATTATTACCCATTATCATGAATATTTACACGTTCACCAAATACAGGATTATCGTCATAATAGATATTCCCGTTCATATAACATACTGATTTAGGAGCTTCGATCTGTTCGCCTGTTCTCTCATCAATGTGGCAGCAGTATTCTTGACAGCATGTATTAACTATTACTTTATTGAGTACTGGAGGGTTCCTAAATGCGCTTTGTGGTAGGCTCATTAATTCTGATTTCGTCTTAAAATATTATGATCTAAATAATTGTCATCTGGCACATCATCTAAAACGTTTTTACTTAGTGGTTCGTTCGGTTCCACTATATCTTCTGAATTGAATAGCTTGTTTCTGATCGCTTTGATTCTCATGCTGACGGTCATTCTTATCTTGTATCTAAATCCGTTTTTCTTTAAGAATATATGCATCCTTTGAAGCTCCTGCCACAATTCTTCATTCTCATATTTGAGTAATTTGTTGTTATCTTCCCACCATGAAAACATAGGTTTAAAGATACGACTTTTTTACTATAGGTTATTCTTTAAAAATATCGGTACTTACGCAATTTACAACGTGAACAAGTATTGTATTGCCAGCCAACGCTTATTTTTTGCTCTCCTTTTTCCTATGTCCTACACATATCTTTGTACATTATCTGCAATTATTTTCTCCTTTCTTTTGCCAACGCTTGTATCTATTAACCACTCTTTTAAGTTGATTGAATGAGTGGATTCTTATAGCAAATTCAAAGTTAAGATGACGGACATACCAATCTTTCATGTTGGGACTAAAAAATGTCAAGTCACCACTATGCATATTTGCTAATGACCTTGTTTTAAATCCTTGTTCTTTTAAATAATCTAATATCATTTGTTTTAATTTTCAGTTAGACTCCCGCAAAGGAGAAAAATAACAGTTCATTCCACTTCGCTTCTTTTGCCATCACACAGGCGTATAAGAGTCTATTCAGACACATATCCGATTTTGCTCGCTTCCGCTCTAAACGGACGTGAAAAAGTTGGTCGTAGTTTCTTCCATATTTGTTCACTATAGTCTCTTTTATCTAACATTGAGAAAAGTACATTTGGGTGACTTTGTTTTAAAAAATACTGAGCCGTTTCTTTTCTTGTACCGAACTCATTGTAAGCCTCTTTACAGTCTTGTTCTATTTTCAGATATTCATCTTCTAATTGTTTCTTTACAGTCCTAACCCATTCGTAAAACTCATCTGGAACTCTTTCTAATAGTTCATCTATGTTTTTACCTGCCTTTAGGTTTTCCCATATTGATATATTTGAGAATTGGGTAATAAGTTTGTGGAGTCTAATATATTCAGTGAATTTTATTTTCATTCTAAATCCACAATTAAAGACTATTACATATCCTTCACTATTATTAGTGTCTTGTTCTTTTAGAGATTCAAATGATTCTGAGCTATAAGATTTGACAATATCGAATCCGTGAGACTCTAAAGGCATTTCTTTACCAGTTTTTGTTTCTATTACAGCTAATAACACAAGTTCTTCTTTTGCTCCGTAATCAACCACTATTTTATTATCAGGGTAAATTATTTCAAAGAGATAAGTGTAATTCTGATTAAGGTATGGTATTATGTGACTATACTTTCCCGACAACCAAGATGTAGACTTAATCGCTTGGGCTGATTCAAAAGATCCTCTGGTGGATATAAAGGGATTGTTGCCTATCCAATACATTATTCCTAAAGATCCGTCCATCTTTTCATACACTCTGTAATCTTGAGATGGTATATTAGGCATATCGTCCTCTTGTAACTCTTCCATATTGAATAACTTAGGAAATGGTCTTGCTACTATTTCTTGATGCTCGTTAAGTATTAATCCTCTACACATTAATGTAGTGTCGTTCCAGAATTTTTCAAATTGAGTTTTAGGACTATAGTTGTATATCCAAAGTTTTTCAGTCGGATGTTTTCTTGATTTTATCCATCCTTCTTCGATGTATTTATTTAAGTCTTTCATATGTTATTTTGTTTTTGCTTTACAATTGTCAGACACTATTCCGCTTTGCTACATACCCTTGCTCTTGCTATATCGAACTACTTTTATATTTTCCATTTAAGTTATCGTTTTTTTTAATAAGGTGGATTCATAACATGCTCCTGAGCTACATCAGTTGCCAGCTCATCCCAGTACATATAGAAACAGTCTTGTTTGCTTCCTAATCCGTAGTTCTTACCTATCGTAAGATACTGATACCATCCTACATTCTCACTAATTATTTTTTGCTTAATTCCATCTCTTAGGCTTTTCTCAGATCGATCTTTGGGGTCTTTGGGTTGACGCCTAATTCCTTCGTAAACGTCTGTAAAAAAAGCTCTGTTAACTGGATCATGTCGGACCTTAACCAAGTAAGAATCCAAAAAAAAACAACGCTGTAGTATGTCAACATAGGTATTTCGTTGAAGAAATCAGCGCGTTCATTAATGAACTTCTTTTGTGGAACTCGATAATACGGTAGTGATTCGTCTTTCTTCCTGCATAGTATGGCCATCTCTTTTGCGCTTAGCTCCATCTCATATAGGCCCTCAGTATCTCCTAATCGCTTAATCCTATCCCGGTACTCTTTTTTGATTTCGTTTCGTGCTATGACTTCACCAGCCTTATACCCTTGCTTTGCATAGTGTCTTATGATATCTTCCTGCTGGATGTAGAATGTTTCACCTTTAAACTCAAAGCTTAATTCATCAATTTTGTACTTACACGTTCCGAATAGTTCTGAGAATTGCATAATTGCCTGGAATCGTTCATGTAATGTCAGTCCTGTATTTTTCATCGAGTCTACAATGGCCTTATCTCGATCGTTGAGCTTATCGTATGGCATCATGTCCAGAGCTGACTGTAATGTCTCAAAGTAGAATGTATTGAACATGTTGAAGTAATGGACGTACAACCGCTCTACGCTTATCTGATCATCATATGATAATCTGTAGACTGATTCGTATAGTTTACTGCTGTCTGCTGCATCTTCCTCTAATTGATAGGGTATTTCATAGAATAGTTTCTTTTCGTCTTCTGTGAAGCCCTGATATATCATTAGGACCGCTTCTGTTCTATATTCATCTAAGTCACCTAAATACAAATCATCAGCATCTTTGATTTCTTCTGCATTCTTTCTAACCAAGTCCCATCCTTTTTGATCTGCTTTTTTGAAGTCTATGAACATAGATAGTGTGGTAGATCTTAGATCGTGTATTGGTAGGGATAGGGTTTGTGAGTTTATGTTTAGGGTTATGGTTTGCATTTATGTTGATTTTAAATAAGGCGGTCCCTCCATAGTGTGCATGATCAACGTTAACCCGTCGGCTTTGGACTTTACGATCAGAGGCCTGAGGATCCAGATTAGACCGCCTTAACTATTTTGGTTACTTACCGATTGAGGTTTTCCAGTTCTCAACGTCGGCATGATGGACCTCCGATAATCTTTCTTCAATGGACACCATCTTGTCTGATTCAGGATGCGACTTAAAAAGCTCTTTCCTTTCGTTTGACAATAGGTAGTTTCCAAAACTTACCAAATCTTTTTGATTAAAATACAAAACCATATTCTTGAAATTTTCATGGTTATATGCCTACTCTATTAGTCCTTTTCGGCTTCCTGACTTTGTTATTAACAATACATAAATATTGCAATGCTGTATTATTTTTTTCTTTTGCTTATTATATTCTGCATTAAGCTCCTCAATGTACAAGCTGTGTATTGGTGCATTTCTGCTTGAAGCTGCATGTTTAGATCCATGGCTATTTGAGCTTTGCCTAACTCATCTTTGATTCTCATTTTAAAAAATCTTTTTACTTTCTTTCTTTTCATATCTCATTCATTAACTCATCCAAATCAATATCAAACTCTTCCAGCACATGATCAATGTTCTCAAAGATCACCTGGAGCGTGTCCTTTGCGCTGTAGCCTTGATCATCGATGTCGTGGTTGACTTGGTCTTTAATACATTTGATTTTGTTTAGAGCTTCTATAAATCGTCTTCGTTCGGGCTTTACGTCTGGTACTTTTTCAAAGTTTCGAACAAAATGAGAATTATGGTCTGTTGTGATCTCACCATCTTCATGACGTATAACCCATTCGTGACCACTTACATATGAAAATCCATTATGCAATATTTTTAAGTTGTGATCGCCTTTATTAACTTGTATGTCCCCTAAGAATTCTTTTATCTCTTCGTAATTCTCACCTGTCCACTTGACGGCTTGGACTTTGTCTGATTTGTATTGGTAGGTGTGGTTCATAATCTACTGTTGTATGTTACTTTCCTTTGGCCTTATCTCTGATTCTTTTCCGCTTCTTTTTTCTGGTATTCGATTCTACTTGACTGCTTGCAATATTTGCATTAGCTTCTGATATCCGATCTTCTGTTGATTGGTTTTCTTCTATGATCAGCTCCATGATTTCAGTCATAGTCTTATCGTCCTGTGGATATTTGCCAAACATCTGACGGTAGTAGGCTTTGACAGATACATACTTTTCACTCGAATTGTCACCAAATTCTACTTGTAGCTTGACTTCAAAGTCTTCTAAGGTTAGAACATCTTCAATTTTGATTGATGGTGGTATTAGGTCTTCGTCTTCCTTTAGAGAGGCTGTTACTTTGTCCTTGGTCTTATCTGTCGTAGTGATTGTTTCGTCTCCATAGCAGTTAGTACAGTTGCCATTGTTGTCATATCTGAAGTGCTTGTCTGGATAAATGTCTACGACTCTTGGCTGTCTTATCTTAGTGACATGTTCTACTATCGTTTGTGTTGTCTGTCCTTCATAGATGTCTATGATGTTTTGAGGATCTAACTTGAGTCTCTTAATCCATTCAAATCTACCTGTTTGATCTTCATTAGCCACCTTGACATATTCACACCACATGGTTACTTGGAATCTTCCATTGGCGTAAAAATTTGTACCTGCAGTCATGTCTCTGATGTTTGCTATCATCTTTAGGAACATCTGCTGTGTCATAACTGTATTAGGCTGTTGAGTAGAATCCACTGCTTTTTATTTTAGGTTTTAAATCAAATATTGCTCGCTGTAAAAGGGCATCCCATATATCTGGAGATGAACCATTTAGTATTCTTTTCATTTCAGGCTTTGGTAGCATTCGCTTCTTACCTTCATGATCAGGTTTGTATTTCTTGATTGCTTTGCGCTCCTGTATTAATCTGGCTTTTACTGTGGTGTTATCCCATTTAGCTTCTAAAACTCTGTCAGAGAACTCCACATGGCCTTCATTGATCATTCTGGCCATGATGTAACTACACTGAGTCTTGAGATTGAAATAGTTTTCATTATTCAATGCTTTAGATCCATTATTGAATCGCTTAGTTGTCTTTATGAAGCCTCCAATGAACTTACCTACACCATCATCATCATAGCTAACTTGACGACCTCTAACGCTATGTTTTTTCATAAAAGCATCTAACTTCTCAATGACCTCTTTACCCCCAGCTTTATCTTCAATTAAAATGTCTTGGACTATGTAACCTTCCCAGTAGATAAATACTAACTTATCTGATCCCTCTAATGCTATATCAGCAGTGATATACTTATCTCTGTTATCGCTTATTGATTCATAGCTAAATGAATCTAATAGAGCGTCATAATTTATCAGATCGTCTTCTGATATTCTAACCTTCCAGTTTCCTTCTAATAGGCTGGTCCGCTCTGCTTCGTCTTGTGCTAATAAATTAGCTAAGTACTGTGGGTTTGTTTCTAATAGTTTTTTGTTCTGATAGATTGATCCTGGAATGAATGATACTGATTTGATTAGATCGGTTTCTTTGATCAGTCCATCTGACGCCTCTACTATTGGATTGATCTTATCTTCTGCTTGCTTTATGATTTCCTTTTTTGTATTTCCCCAAACATAATTGTCGCCATCTTTGAACAGATATCTTAGCTTTCCTGATCTTTCTTCTATTGGATATCCATCCTCTCCGATCCACCAGCTTATGAGTCCTGATCCCCAACCATCTTTTCCATTGACTAAAAAACTGTCAGGGTCTGGATTGCAAGTGCCTCTCACCCTAGGAGATATGCCACATGTTGATCTATTTCTGGATAGTAGATACCAAAACATCTTAGAACTAAAGTGGGTCAGCTCATCAAATCCTATGTAGGGTATTTCTGCACCTTGATAATCGTATACATTCTTTTCGTATTCTAAGTGGCTATACTTGAATTTGATACCTGATGGGAATGTCCATGTGGCTTTTGAGTCTTTTGGGTCGCCCCCAATGGTAGGGTAAACTTTCATACTGGCATCCCATAGACCGCCCTCATTCTTTATCTGTGGCATGGTTCGCCTGAATGTAACTGCACCCCAACCTTTATTTGACATGTATTTGGTTTGGGCTGGATCTAATAGCAATACAAATGTCTTACCTACTCCTGCAGCACCACCACCAACTAAGATATCAGCTTTATTGATCATGAAGTCTCTTTGAAATCCATTCTGTGGTTTGATTCTAATCAACGTCGAATCCAGTAGGTAAGTTAATTTTTCCTGAATGTTCTTTCTTATCTGCTAATCCTAAATCTCTTGCTATTATGTTGGCGTTATAGGCTCCTACTGCTGCACCTTCAAACTTTTGACTGTAGATAATCTCTCTTACATGCGTAATGACGTTAGAAAAGTCTTTATCAACTTTATTCTCTAAATCTAATTCTGATTCAAATTGAGCAAAATATTTAGTATTGACTCCTAAGAAAATACAGAGTCCGGTTAACGTGAATGGTGATGCTGTGGGTATCTTTACCATTTCAACGTCTTTGCCTTTAAAGTCTGTCTTTTCCCACTTCTGATTAGATTGATGTTCAAAGTATTCATAGCAAGCATCTAATAGGATATTAGGGGTTTTAAATATCTTATCCCTTCCATGCTTAGATCTTAATTTCCAGAATTGATTTCCAGTAGGTGCTGCCATAAAGTCTATTTCTCACTATCTAAATGATCAATGATCTTGTCTATTCTTTCAAATACTGACTCTATGTATTGGGTCATAGTGTTGGATATAGAACTTAATGAAGTTTTGCTATGAGGGCCTATATCGTTTCTTGCTGTCATCGTTAGGCGTTCATTGCCTATGATGTGATCTAAATGATATGATCTCTTTCCTGGAGTCTCTAATTTGGCTTTGAGTCCAGAAGGATATTGAATTGAGGGCGGTACTTCTACTAATTCTATTGCTAAAGCATCATCGTGATCTTTAATGATGCTATTATATATTTGGTCTCGCACTCTGAATAGATAAGCATCGTCAATGAATAAATGGAATGATCCCAATACTGAATAAGCAGCTTCTAATGACTGATTCCAAAAGTTAGAAGTCATTTGAATGTATGCATTTTCTTTAGCTTCTGTTCGCTCCTTAATAGTTAACTCTGGCCTTTGGAATGATGTACTTACTTCTGGTTTTCTACCTTTGAATCTACTCATAGTTATTTGGTTTTATGTATTCTGATAGATCCTTATAGTCTGGATGTGATATTAGAGCATTGCCTCTTATAAGATCTTTTTCATCAGGTACCGAAGATCCTGTAATGCTGAATTTACCTATAGTCGTTTCTTGATCCTTTGAAAAATATACTCTATATCCTTTAAAATGCTTGATACTGTTATAATCTCCAACAGATTTAGATAGTGCAACTGCTAATCTATTGCAAATGATAATGTAGATTGGTTCAATGGGAGCATACTTCATTTAGTCGATTTCCTTTCTTTGTGCCGTCTAATATTCCAATATAGGTTTGTCATCTGTAATGAAAATGTTACAAAGCTGAATGATATTAGAACTACAATTAAAGTATTTGTCAATTGATAATTTTAATAAAAGCTGCCAACTCTGAGTGAATTGGCAGCCTGTCTGATTATAAATAAACCTCCTTGTAACAAATATACGAAAAAATTATAATTAATAAGTTCATGGGGGCAGACTATTATCTTATTGATACAATCCAATAATCTCATTTAATTCGTCTCTTGTGTATTTCTGATTATCCCAATTTCTTATAATCGCTCGCATTTCTATTTTTATAGATTTTAAACTCTCCTTGTCAGGCTTTAATGTCGGATAAAGTCTTGGTAAACTATCTACATATTCAAAGTAATCATCTCCATACCTTCGCTTCAGTCCGTGTCGGTATCGGTTCTCATCGCCTGATCTCCATTGATTAGATAAGACACTGCACTTATGAATATTATCCATGTGATACTTTAGATTCGGAAATGCTCCAACAGACCAAAAGTGACCACCGTCGTATGCTCTGTGGATCTCTCCAGTACAGATACATGGCTGATTTTCATCTATTATTCTTGCTAATTTCTGTAGTAAAACTGTTAACTCCTTGCCGATCTGACTCACTGACTTTAGCTTCTCTTTTTCTTTTTTAATTCTGATTCGATCTTTTCTTGCAATTTGGTCCTGTTTTTTCTTCTTTGCTTTAAGTGATAATTGATATCCACATTCAGGACTGCACCACTTAACCATGCTTTTGCTTATTAGTCTGGTGTACTTCCTTTTGCAATGATGACAAACATACTGCTTGACCTTTGCCTTTTTCTCTTTTGATTTCTTCACTCCGATTTGGTCTTCTTTTGAATAAGGTTTAGCCATTCTTGTTTTTATTTAATATTTGAGCTGCAAAATTTAATCTATACTATTCCACTACAAATGCTGTCGTGATTTATCAATCTTCAAATATTTTAGCTGCTTGCTGAAATTTATGAAATAGCTGGACATTTGCGGAATAATATATAAAATTTCCATCTCGCCTACATTTGACTAATCCTGATCCTTTTAATAATCTTAAAAACCTACTGGCCTCTGATTGATTAATCTGCAATTTTTTATAAATATCTGTTACGCATATCTCGTCATAATCATAAATTAAATTAAATATTCTTTTTCTATTTTTATGATTTAAAGCATATGATATTTTATGCAACTGATCTACTGATTCATTCATGATTTTTGTTTTAATTTTGCTGCTTTTTTATCTTTCATTGCCGCTTGACTGAGTATTTGATCGTAACTGTGGTTTCCTGATCTCAAATTCTGAGATTCTCCACGATCTCCTTTTAGGTTTTCATGCTCTCTATGTCTATTGTCCGATATAAATTTGCCTGATTGTTTGCAATATGATAGAAACCAATTAAAAACCCTGCTAATATCGATTTTATTAAAGTCTGGCCCATATTTTCCTTTCGCTGCATTTTTAAAAACAACATCAATTTCAGATAATTTCAAACCATTAAAATCCTCTATGATCATTTCTGACAAAATCATTTCTGATTCCTGATCTAATGTGTTTTCCGTTTGTCCAAAATATCGATGAAGATTAATTTTTATTTTTGCTGCTAAAAAAAGAATCATTTGATTTTCGTCAAATCGCTTTAATGTTGGTGATGGACTGATCAGAACATCTTCGAATGTTTGGATCCTTAAATTTTCTGTGTCAATGTTTACTAACGCAGAAATATCAGTGAATCCCCAGCTCTTTAAGTCTCTCAACATCCTTCCTTCGTCTATCCAGTTCTTGACTTTTATTTCCGATTGTCTGATTTCTACCAGACTTGAAGTCTTTGACACTTTCGACATATTTTGCAAATTTTTCGAGGTTAAAAATAGTTTGAGGTGCAAGCCATTCGCGCTTGATTATATTTTTATTTGATTGATCAACTTTAAATTCTATGACTTCTCTGATTTGATTCTCTGTATATTGATTTTGGAGAAGCGTAAGTATGTGGCTGCGAAATGGGATAGAATTTTCAGGATAAGATGTTCCAGCTAATTCATTGAGGTACTGTAGACAAAATCCAGCGATCTTTTCATTTTCTGGAATTTCAGATAAAAAATCATCTAAGTTGGTGCATTCAAAAGACAAAAAATCTTTTTCTTTTTTCTGTTTTTTTCTGTTCTGTTCTGCTCTGTTATTATCTGTTATAGTATTATCTAATATACTTTGTGTATTTATGGCGCCTTTACTCCGACTGAAACTATTTAAACTCCGTCCGTTATCGCTTAAATGCTGGATTAATAAAGTTAATGACGGAGCTTCATTTTTTCTTTTTCGGTATGCATCTTCAATTGAGTCAACAAATTTCTGTGACCATAAGATATTATCTTGCCATAAATTAGCGTCAAATTCCTTTAGCTTGATGAGCAATTCTATGATACTAATTAAAATAGGCTCATCGACTTTAAATTGATCAGCTAAGTACATAATTTGGGTATCATCATCAAAGTCTAAAAAATGATATTCAGCTTTGCCTAATTCTTCTAATAGCATAAACCATACAGCATAACCATCATTTCCAAACTTGTTTCTTATCAAATGCATCTTCTTTCCATGATCAGCGTAATGAGGAAAGTATGTCACTGTATTTTTTGGTTTTCTTGCCATTTATGATTTGTTAGGGTTGAATATTTTTACTTTTTAATAATTTCAAATCATCTTCACTGTAGCAGGCTAACATTACTCTATTGTGATGCTGTCTTATTATGCCCTCATTCCTATTTTTTAACTTCATGTAGTCACTTTCTTTTATTTCTATGGTAGTGCGCCCATAGAGAGTAAAAGTCTCTCTATGGGCGTTGTATTGCGTTTTTACGTCATAGAACCTCATGATGCTATGTCGAATAAGGTAGGGACTGATAATTTATATTCTAATGACTTCATATAGAATAATCCATCATCATAATAGTCTGGATTTAATTCTGTAGAAATGCATTTACGGTTCATCTGAACTGCTCTATATGCTGTTGAAAATAAGCCTCCAAATGGATCATCAATAATATCACCTTCCATACTGTATCGGTTTATCAACCTGTCTATGATGTCAAATTGAAGAGGGCAAATGTGTTTTTCTTTTTTCCTATTTGCTTGATTAGCATTTAGGGTTTTCATTCTATTTACATCAGTCCATACAAGCTCATTATTTGAGATGGTAGGTAATGTCATGAATAGACTACTTAGCTTTTCACGGGCTTCTAATTCTTCACATGATTCTAAATGCTCAATGAATGAATAGACTTCATTCTCATTAAACTCTTTCCATTGATTAAATATCACCTTCATAGATCGCTTATCTAAATCATTAGAAGCTAAGAATCTATTTCCATTAGATCTCCAATAAGCATGTGCGTCTAACTGCCAGTTGGCCCTTGTATATTCTTCTTTTGTTTTACTTACTGGTTCATCAGAGTAAGCATTATTTGACTCAGTGGGAGGCTTCCTAAATAATAGAACATATTCAGGTAAACCTACACCCATCTTAGATCCATCTTTACACTGTTCACTCCAGCCCAATCTATAGGTCTGATTGTTTTCTCTAACCACATCTGTAGTGATTGTGATTTTTCCAATCAAATAGAATCCATGTTTTTCAAAGTGCTGGACCGTTTGGCCACTAAAATCTTTGATTGTAGTAAAAGATGTACCATTCTGATAACTGTACCTGATCCTATCTTTTACATGAATCGCTGCGATTCTTCCAGGCTTCAAAGTTCTTAGTAGTTCAGGTGTTAAATAATCCATCTGCTTAAAGAAATTATCATTTCCATCATTATGACCAAAGTCATTATAGTTATCTGAATATTCATAATGATCACCAAATGGTATTGATGTCAAAATCATGTCAGTCGAATCACTATCCATTTCCTTATGTGTGATTGTTGTATCATTATTAAAAAGAGTACAACCTAAGACTTCACTGGATCTTGGATTGTTAAATATTTTACGTTTCATGTCTGCTGATATTTTATCATTATTTAATCCGTATTCTCTTACTATGTTGATCATTTCAGTCTGTAGATTGATATGGTTTTTCCATTTCATTTTTAACTTTTTCAAGACATCATACTCATTATTCGTAAAGATGATATACACATTGACTTCATGATTCTGATTGAATCTATATGTCCTGTGAAGTGCTTGTATAAAATTATTGAACTTATAATCTATTCCTACATAGATTACATTATGGCAATGCTTTTGAAAATTACATCCTGATCCAGCTATGCTTGGTTTTGTCGATAAGATCTTGAAACGGCCATTCTTAAAATCGTTTAGGTTTTTTTCCTTTAGGTCGTTTTTCTGAGAACCATAGACAGATCTTAAATCATAGTCTTTAAATACCTTAGTTATTTCTTCTCGTTCTTTCTCTCGATGGTGCCATAATATCCAATGATTATCAGGATCAGCGTCTACTAATTCTTTTGCCTTTTGAACTCTTATTTTTAAAGAGCTGGACTTTTCTTTAGAAGTAGCTGTAAGGCTTGTTTTATTTTTAGTGTATAGTGTAACTTGGCCCCGATCATCTACATAAGATTCATCTTGAATATTCTTAACTTCAATATCATGAACGTGCATTTTAGGTAGGTCATAGCCTTTGTCATCATATCCTAAATCTGATGGCTTATTGATGAATATGGCCCAAGTAGACACCCACATCCAAAACTCTTGTTTTTTATTTTCATAGAGTTTCAAATTTCCAGCCTTAGTTGAATCTCTTTGAAAGAATCTGGTTAAGGCGTGTCCTCTATCTATAACTCCTAAATAGTCTGCATAATTTAATATCTCTATGTAGTCATTAGGTGTCGGTGTTGCTGTTGCTACAAATCTATAAGGAACTTTAGTAAAATGATCTAATACATAATTAGTGGTTTGAGATCCTAAGGATCTAAGACAACTCGCTTCATCGAATGATACACCACCGAAAACAGAAGCATCTATATCGCCTTTTCTGATGCGCTCATAATTAGTTAGATAGATTTTCTTTTCCCAGTTAGTTACACTATCTGTATCTGTTATGTATTCTAATTCTATATCAGTCGATAGAAGCGTTAAGTCATCTTTAAATTCACCTATGACTCCGAGAGGTAAACAGACTAAGAAAGGCTTTTTTGTTTTTCTAATTACTTGGATAGCTATCTCCAGTTGCATTATTGTTTTACCTAATCCAAATGATGCAAATATTGCTCTACGACCTCCATTTAGTGACCATTTTACTATATCGCTTTGATGAGGCTTTAAGATGGGGTCCATAGATTTATTACGAATATCAAAACCGTATTTTTCAGCTACGACAATCTTTGACTCTAAAAACTCTTTATACTGCATGGTCATTAATTCTATTGTGAGTGATAGGGTTTGCTTCTTTTCTAAGTTTATTTAATTTAACAGCATTGATAATCTCAAACCTATTAGCGATGTAATATCTCTGTGTTGTCTTTCGGTATTCGTCTTTTTTCTTAGCTCTATTTGCTTTCATTTGTGCCTTATGCTTTTCTTTATTTTTCTGATACCAATCTGCTTTGTATTGCTTTGATGTCATATTGCGAATATTTAATGTAGATAAATGCGCTATTTCTTGCTGTAGTAATTACAATTAGTTCCATGAGCTTTAACATTCTTAGTCTTACCTACATGAGTGAACTGTATGATATTCTGTTTCATGGCTTTTCTCATAATGCTTCCAAAAGCTCTGCCATTAATCTTAGATAGGTCTATGTGGTCGCTGCAATATTCTCTAAAGTCGCTGCACTCAAATAAACCTTCTGGATTGTACTGTCTCAATAACTCCAGTATCTTATCTGAAAAGTTATCTATCTGTTTTTCTGCTTTGTCTATGGCTAAATTTATGCCTGTCTTTGCAGCTTCTTTAGACTCGAACATGTTTAGTTGTAGTGTCATGTCAATCTAATAATGTTTTGTAATGAGTGATGACTTTCTCCATTTTAAATATGTAGTACAAATTGAAGTCTTCATACCCTTCATTGTCTTGATCCCATAGCCTGTAAAAAACTGATCTAAGTCTTTTTGATGGCGTTTTCCCTTTTGGCATTTCGATATTGAATTGTAGCTCATCGAATTGCTCAATCTGTTCGTCTGTATATTCTTCACCTTTAAATGCAAAGAATCCTGATACGTTTTGACTTGTCATTAATTGGCCAGACTTTTCTGGACCTAACTCCATTGTCTCTACTGTAACTTTTATTGATCGATCCTTTAAGGTTTCAATCTTTGCGATGTGTCCTGGAAATATGATCATAATTAAAAAGGAAGATCCGATTCGTCTTTAATTTGATTCGTTGGTTCCTCTACTGGTGGACCTGAATAAGAACCTGTACTCTCTGATCTTTCTAAGCTCCTAATTTGTCGAGCTACAATATCAGTTGCGTATTTCTTAACTCCATTTTGATCTTCCCAACTTCGATATTTGATCTTTCCATCAATGAATACTTTGTCGCCTTTTTTTAGGTTGCCCACTGAGTCCCTGTTGTAGATTGTCACTGTATGCCAATCTGTATTCTTTACCCATTCGCCTGATGTCTTATCTTTATAGTTGTCAGCAGTTGCTACGGATAGCCTATGAGCAAATCCACCAGAATCAAATATTTTCTTTTCTGGATCTGCTCCAAGATTTCCAATTAGTGTTACTTTGTTTATCATTTATTTAATATTTTTTACCGTGTTTATATTCTCTTAGTGAATTGAATCGCATTTTAGCCTTAATATGAGACTCTAAGTCTATTCCTTTAAATGCAGATAAGTCCATAACTCGAATCATAATATCTGCAAGCTCATCTTCAAATGTGTCTTTAACGTCTAATTTAAATAGATGCTCAAATGTCATGTCGTCTTCATGCTGAATATCCTGATACGTAGTGCTGCCATCCTGATCATAAGGCTCATGAAGGTCACAGTGATTACCGACCCTATCAGATTCACAAGCTTCTGCAACTTCTGTGACAATAAGCATAAGCATTTCACCTATGTTCTTTTCATCTTCGTAGAATCCATTCTTCTTATTTATTTCATGTATATCCTTACTTAGTTGATTTATCATTAATTATGTTTTAAATGTTATTGAATGTGATTTGATATTAAATGCTTCATGATTAAGCTGCTACTTTATCAATTATTTCTTGAATCTTATTCAACTGTTTTTCATTGAATTTATATCCTTCCTTTTCCATATCATCAAATACATCTGTATATCCTTCTCTGTACTTTATTTCCCAACTTGCAAATATGGTATTGGTTACTGGTTTAGCTGTTTTTTCTACTTTAGCATCCTCAAACATTGAAGCAGCTTTATCTACTTTAGATTCATCAACTTTATCATTATCTACATAGTCATATCCTTTATCTGTTATTACCGCCTGATCTGATGCGATTGCATCAGATAGTTTCTCGTATGCATTATCTATTGATAGTGGAGCATACTTTGATAAAAGAAGCTTTAAGACAGTCTTTGATGCCATTGAATCAAAATCTGTTTTCCAGTTAGAATCATTTCTACTATAGCTTTTTGAATACTTAGCTGCATGATCAGTTAATTTCTGAATAGACATATAGCTGGTTTTTTCAAAGCCATTCAGCAATTTGAAATATGCCATATATCCTACAACTGGCTTGTCTATTCTTTCATCATCTTCTAACCATTCAATATCAAAATCTCCAGTTAATCTATCTACTCTCCTGATTTCTGATTGCCTGACATCTGTGACATTTATTGTTTTAAATTGTCCTGTCCTCATAGCAAGCTGAACAAAGCCCTTCCATCCTGTTTGATATTGAGCTTCTAATACTTCATCCCATTTACCTTTATCATCTTTAAATTTTCTTTTATAAGGTATGATCCAAGCAAAGCCTAAGTTCTGATCTACTGGTAAGCCTAAAGATGTAGCCTTTAAACAAGCATACATTAAGCTTGATGGTGTACATTTCTGAAGCTTATTATTGCTCGATACAATTGATACTAAATTTGTAACAAACTGCTCTTTTCTTGCACCTAATACTTCTGATAAATATTGAGTTACTTTAGAGTTAGTTATGTATGAATTAAATTGCTGTAGTTGAGACATTATTTATTGATTTTAATTGCGATAGTTGATTTTACATTTGATGATTTGTAGAACTTTGTCCAATCTTTAGGATGAGCTTTTTTGACTGCTTCTGCACTAACTGATTGTCTTACAAATGAATCCTTATAGCTGATCGTGAATTGTGGAGTCTTGATAGATTTAATACCGTTATCCTCCATGTTCTGCTTTAGTGATTCTTTGAAGGATGCTATTCTTTCTTCTGCATACTGTTTAAGCATCAGAGCGTCGTTTAAAGTTGCTATAGCTTCTATTTGATTAGATTCCTGTTCGCTTAGTTGTAAGACTTCTTTTTCTTCGTAGACTGGTATATCATCCCATGCCTCATCTAATTTTTGATAGCCCTCTTGTAGCATTTCAACTAACAAATCTAATGTGCCATGATCAAAATAGTGGTATGATAATTTGTCTGGATCGTACTTGTAGTTGTCTGGTGTTTGGTAAATATCATTTGTATCGTAATGAACTAAAACGAGTACTGCATCAGTTAATTCATCCATAATCAACTTATGCTGTGCTAATTGTGCTTGATACTTTTGCTTTGTTGCACTGATACTATCTTTAGTTGCCTTTACTTCATGCCAATATTCTATTTTCTTCTGACGCTCAATGACATCAATGTGATTTGATACAACAAAGTTTTTAAATATTTTTACTGGTAATGATCTATAGGGATTACTTTCTTTATCCATTGTTTCTAATGACATAAAATAATCCTCTTCTACATTATCCCCTAAGTCGAAATATTTAGAGTGGATTTCAAGTCTATTGGCTTCACCTTTTATTTCTGCTATCCTACGAAGTAAGACGTTATTCATTTCGCCTGTTGCAGCATAGTGGATGATAGCTGACGCATCACTACTGCCAAATCCTTTTAATCTTTTACTGGAGTCTGCTTTTTTAGCGACTGCCATTTTTGTTATAGTTGCTGTTGACATAATATTTTTATTTAAGTTGATTTATTTGTCGTTCAAAAACTCTGGCTTTCACTATTCAGCTAATCACCAGAGAACAATATGAACAACTTTATTTTTTTAAAATGGCATTGAAAAATAATGACTGCTACCACCTGAAAAATATGATTGGGCTGCCAATACTGGATTTAAAATCTCCATCTTTTTCATGGCTTCATCTTGTTTAAATCTATATTCATTAGATTTTCTTTCAATTGCTTTTTGCATTAAGCAATCTATAGGTTCTATCTCAGCACCCCAACGAGCAATTATATACATGTTATCATCATTTGTTGTGGATGGATATTTATCGTAATTATGCCCTATTAGAACTGGATCAGGTGCTTGATCATCAGCCCATATCCTAAGATGCTTGAAGTATTTTTCTTTTTCGCAAAGTGCAATTAAAGAAAGAACCTCTAATGGAATTGGGGTTTTATCGTACTCTCTATAGCTATAGTTACGTGGGCATAATGTAGACCACATTCTTAGCATTGATGTATTTAAGTGTTCAAATGGAATTGGGCTTGAGTCTTTTTCCCCACCTACTAAATTTAGTTGATTCTCAAGACCTAATTCTTCACACTTAGTTTTCCATTCATCTAATTGTGCAACATCTGTAATAAGATCCTTTGTGTCTTCGATAATAAAAGTTTCTACCATGTTTATTTTTTTTAGTTTTTTATAAAAAAAAGCGGCCCCGTCTTTGAATAAATGCCACATACACAATAATGTGATATTAAGGGCCGCTTTATTGATCTCTACTTTTAGAGAAGCTACATTCTCATTATCTTGAATACCACGATTAGAAAACATATGATGGCCATCATTCTCATCAGGCTGGTTTCAACAATAGCGTCTAATCGGTTTTGATTCATTGTATGAGTTTTGCGATTTTTAAAATCTTTACATTATTGATGACCATTTTACATTCTATCTTTAGCTCTTTAGCTATATCAGAAAGGCTATATCCTTGAGTCACCATTTCTAAAATCTTGCATCTTGTTTCATTCCTAAGTACAACTTCCTGATGCTTTTTAATACGTTTCTGTTCAATTGCAGTATTCATATTTTTGATTATTTAATTTAAATTAATGGCAGGACGATATTCTAATACTAACTCAGTCATAATCTTGTGTACTTCTTTAGGGTACTTTTCTAATAGTCTTGAAGGTGGGCAGTCTGGATTTCCGATGTATGTAATTCCAAGCGTTCCTGCATGTTTAAATCTTCCTGCATTTTCGAGGATAATTTCTAAATGATGTAGGAATATTTCAGCATTTATTTTTTCGACTTTCAAATGTATACCATCGTAATATTCAATCTCATAAAACCATACTTCAATATCTTTAATGGTTCTATAATCTTGAGATATCGACAGAACATGGAATCCGCCTATTTCAAATATCTTTTGTAGTTCTATCATATTATTTTTTTTATTAGACAGGGACATATCTATGGCACCCTTATCTATGTGATAGACTGGACTATCTTACTTTCCAATCATGATTTAGTTACTTAAAAACATGAGGCTATAAAACCTCATGTGTGATTCCGAAAATCAATTCAGATATCATGCTCCTTTTGGGTAATTCATTAGATCTTCCAAAGCTTTATCATGATTTGCTTCTGCTTTATGCAACATGATTATATTGTTTCGTAGATCAGTTCTATTTTCAGATAGTCTAAATGCCATAGCAGCCGATAGAATCGCTAAACGTGCTTTTTGGACATCTGCTATAAGATTCTGGAATGGCATTTTTGGTTTAGCCAAATTGTTATCCTTGATAAACTCAACGATATATTTATCTGTCTCATTAGCAAATTTCCATTCTGCTTCATCATTGCTTATGACAAAGGTGTCTGCTATGTGGTTGATGACATCTTCGCCATCAATAGCGATTATTCGCCATGGATCGTTTTGAGTAAAGCAGATTGCTACTTCGTATTCAAGTGTATCTACTTCTTCTACATTGTAATCGAAAAAATTCATATCTTTGTTTTTTATTTGCGAAAAAATTATGGCTCAGATCATTCCCTTGATTTGGGCCTTTTTGATTTGTTATGTTATTGCCAGCCTCCATTATACTAATCAGCATATTGGCTGATTCTTTCATTATAGACTATCTTCATAGCTCTTATAATACTTCCGAGCTGAGCAGGATTTTTAAGCCTACCTGCTCGCGCATTGGTGTATGTTCTATATTTTACTTTAGCTAGTTCAGCTATTCTTCTACCGCTGCCATGTACAACATCTGAATACTTAGCTGACTCTATAGCGAATTCGCTATTGCTTAGTAGTGTGTATTCTTCATTAGTAATCATACGTCAAATGTAAAACTAAATATTCATAATGTCAAATAAGATTGAGTGAAATATTTTACAATTACCTGTGAAATGTTAAATTTTAAAAAAAACGTAAATAAATCCTCTAAAAGTTGTGAGATGTTAAGGTATGTCTTATATTTGAGTATCGTTAAACATTTAATCTTTAAAAATGACATACACTATAACAATAGAAAAGACAGCATTAACAGGATGTGGAGCATATAACACTTCTTCTCAGACATTAGAAGTTAAATCTTTTGATTCTAAAAAAGAAGCAAATAAGGAGATCAGAAGAATGGTAAAAGAGGAAGGGTACAAAAGAGGATATTTTGTTAACAATCCAAACTTAAACACGGAATTGCATTTAAATTACTAATATAATGACCATCAAAGAGCTAAAAAAAGAATTAGGACTATCTGATAAAAAAATAGCCGAGTTTTTCGGGTATAAAAATGCTATGTCTTACTACAATGCTAAGAATGGTAAAACTAAGATCGAGAATGGATTAGTTAGATTCTATGAACACGTTCGAGAAGTAAATAAATTATGACAGGAGAAGATTTTTTACAGTCGAAAGGAATTTGGAATCACCAACGAATCCAACAATCAGTAGGATATAAAGACTATGATGTGGCTGAATTATTAGATGAGTTTTTACATATACATAGTGTTGTATTGCAATGCGAACACTTGTCTAAAAACAATTGCCCATTAAATAGACCACCGAACAAAGAAGTCGAGCAAAAATCAGATGGAATCATATCGCCTATTATAGACCGAAGGGAACTGTTAGAGGCTTTCAAAAAGTATAGTAACGAAGCTGATAATGTTTTACACATAGGGGATGATGACATTGAAAAATTCTTAGCCTCTAATAGTCTATAATGGAAAATGATAAGTGGCGGCTCGATAGACCTGAACATCATATCGACCTATTATCTATTAGATCATTTTTTTGAGCTGTGGAGCTTTTTACCTTATTAATTTGAAAATTAAAATATATGAGAGATATAAAATTCAGAGCTTGGTGTAAAATTGAGAACACTATGTACGACTTGCACGGAGGTAAACTTGATTTGCTTTCAAGATTCAGTATATTTTCAGACTCAAGTTGGTGCTTGGGTGACGAAGAGGAAACACTTACAGGAACGAGAGAACCAAACGAAGGTGACGATCCGATAGATGATGGTGTAATAATGCAGTATACAGGTCTTAAAGATAAGAACGGTGTCGAGCTTTACGAAGGTGACATACTTGGGCTGCAAGACTCAGAAGATGAATCTAAGTTTATAGTAGAGTATCACCAATCATCCTTCCAAAAGAAATACCTAAGTCACGATCAGCCAGTAGGTCCAATAAGTTCGTTTGACTTGAAAGATATAGGCTTTATTGTTATTGGCAACATTTATGAAACCCCCGAACTCGTACAAGTCGCTTATGGTGGCGGTGGCAAAAAATAAGATTGTACATAATATACAATGGACTGGTGATATGTTCTGGCTGATTTTTAAAGCGTGGGCTATTCCACAAAACTTAAACACTTGAAAAATGAATAAATGGATTAACGTTAATGATAGGCTGCCCGATCGCGATACAGATGTAATAACATGGTCAGAATATTTCGAATTAAGAGTTGGAAGATGCACAAATAATGGCTATTGGTTTATTGATAGTCAATCACTACCTCAAGAGGTGATATACTGGCAGCCGTTACCCGAAGCACCATCTAATAAATCAGATGACAGCATACCCGTAATTATGCAAGAGATCGATAGCGAACGTCTGTTGATGGATTTTCAACAATGGCAATTAGACAACCCTAATGATGTATACTACAACAGCTACCAAGAAAATGCTAAAAAATTCTTATCCATGAATGGTGCATCTATTATCATAGCGGAACAAAGTGAAGCGACGGCCAGTTGTCTTTCCGAAGATCATAAAGATAGCATAAGACTATTTAAAAAGTGTAAGGTTTGCGGATACACTAACACATAGGCAGACTGGATTATAAGGAGATTAAAATAACAAATATATTATTAAAACATGGAAGATATTTTAAAAAGAAACGGAACATTGAGTTACCAATTAATCGGTAGAAATGGAAATGCTTTTGCACTCATGGCGCAATTCTCAGCAGCAGCAGAGAGAGCTAAGTGGTCGCAAGAAGATATCAAGGCGGTTACTAATGAGTGCATGTCTGGAGACTACGATCATTTATTGAGAACCCTTATTACTTTCCAAGCGTAGGTAATCATATGAACAAGCATAAGCATAGTATTTTTATAAAAAGCGTTGGCAATGATATTTAAAACAATAGAAGAAGCGAAAGAACACTTCTACACTTATTCTGAAATACCAGAGGGGAAGTATAATCCAAACAAGGAATGGTATACTTACCACTACGACCCAAAACCCGAAATGGGAGACTGGCTTTTATTCCAACACATTAAAGGTAAAACGATTAGTAGACCAATATTTGCTTTATGCTGTGGTCACACTGTTTGGGATCAGGCACTTGTGTTGGAATATGTAGAGCCTTGGAGGACATGGTTTAGTAATCTGTACATTGGAGACCCTGAAGACTTGGACGAAGACGGAGACCCTAATAGTGCAGACTGGTTTATATCCTACATTTACAAGGAATGTAAGCAAATACAATTCTGGACTGAGAATATTAGGGTTTTGGGATTTTGGAAAACTAAACCCAAGTTCAGACAGTTGAGGGAGGCTTATAAAAATATTATGTCTTATGCCTAATTATTTGTAAGCGAAGCGACCCGAAGGGTTACACATAATGTATGGCTATAACTCGTCGTCATTTTACTCTCTTGCGGGAGGATTAACTAAAACTAAATAAATGGAAAAGATTACATATTACCCGCACTCAGGAATAAACTTTGAAGCAGATTCTTTAAAGCCGTGTCCGTGCTGTGGATCAGAAGCAAAATTGCAATTCGTAGGTAATGCAAGAACAAAACGAAGAAGTGTGACTATTAAATGCACTAAATGCAGATTACAAAGAACTGATGCTGCAATTAGGCACGTAGAGCAGTGGGTGGCAGAGGTATGCATTGAGCAGTGGAATTTAAGAGAGTAATATTATGCGATGTTATAGCGTATTAAGGTGTCGTTTTAATGCACCTTAATGGAAAATTATAACAATCGTCTGTCATCCTTTGCGGGAGTCTAACTTATAAATTAAACTAATGGAAATATTGAAACTTATAACTGCATTTGAAGAAAGGAATAACCTCTCAATAGGTCTGACTTTATTCAGTGACGGGAGTGGTTGGATTAAAGGATTCTGGGATCAACGAGAGATAAAGGAGTTTGAGAGTGAGGTCGAACTTAGAGCTTACTTAGTCGATACCCAATATGAATTAGCACCATCGGGTAGATGTTATGACCCACCGAGGGAGTCAAAGAAAGGAGAAAAATAATTGTAGATAATGTACTGGCTATATTGTATTAATAGAGATTATCGATTAACCACCACTTTATCAAACATCTCAACTTCCATCATACGAATAAACCTCTGATAAGCCATATAGCTCTGCATCCCCATCCAGTCACCATTTCGATCAAGCTTAACACCTTCATTAATGAGTGGACACCCTCTGGTGTTCTTAATCGTATTACCTGTATGAAATAGCACTGCTGAAAAATTAGGTATGTTTTCGATTCTGACAATAAAAGGATGGCCTAAACGATTGCGGTAGAGCTTTAGAAATCGGCTGTTGGCTGTATTGGTTTCATAGATCAAATCAAACGTCCCTGATGGTATGCGTGTCTCTCCTGCGATCTTAGGCTTCCTGTGTCCATCTTCTATCACATTACAGAAGTGTTTGCCTCGAACTTCTAAGCTGGACCAAGTGGAGTTCTTGGTTTCGGACATTAGTTTGATTGCAATAGACATATCTGAGGATTGTAATTTTCTTTTAAAAAAATAACTATCTGTTTAGATGATACAAGTCGTGCACCATAAGCCACTGCAATATTTACTTGCCATTGTCTGACGTCATAATGTGGCTGATATTTACCTCTTTTATTTTCAAACCATGATTTAGAAATTCCTATTTTCGCAGCAAAGTCATGCAACTCTTTGATTGAACTTGCAACCATATGAGAATAACCGTTTTTTGGATTGTCTATTAATATCATGATATTGATTTATTTTTATATGTACCTTTATGTTAAAGTCTTAACAATAATAAAAATAATAAATACCAAAACACTAACTCCTAAAATAATTGATATTTTTAAAAGATACCTGTGGATTGGACCAAATAGCCCAAGATCATATCCCAACTTCTCAGGTCTAACTATTTTCCTACTGCTGCCATATCTATTCTTAACCATTTGATCTAATCCATCTATTGAGTCCTGAGTTATTGTAGCTTTTTCATTGTAGGTATCTCCCATGATATCTTCTCTAACATGGGTATGGCTGAAACCTAAAGCATGACCCCATTCATGTATATAGAATGTCTCAAGATGATAGCTTCCTTTTTGATATTTTTGTGTGAAATATTCAGCATCATTTAATAGTATTTTTTTATCATGGTACCAGCCCAATACTCCTTTATTGAATCCATGCTTAAACTTTTTCTTTTTGCCATTCAATAAAGTAGCAACTGCATTTCCATCTCTACCATTTACTGCTGCATAGACCTTAATGTCCGCTTTCCTGATATCAGATGTTTGTACTAGCAACAACCGATGATCTTTCAATATTTTATTCCAATGAGTTGTAGCAGCTACCATAGTTAGCAGCTGATCCCTTGTACCCATATCTTTATTGTAATTGACCATATGCCAATAGAGAATACCATCTTTATTAAAGTCAGCTAACTTTTTAGTCTTATAATATTCCGGCCCGTTGTGGTCATGTATAGACTGGCACCCTTGTATTACGATGTTCTCTGACATGGTGTATCTTGTTTAATTTCTTGATCTTTTAACTTCTGAGTGCCTACGATCATCAGACCAATTCCTAAACATGTAAGGCCCCAAAATCCTGCAGTTGGTATAGCAACACTATCTGGCTGCAAAACAATAGTAGTATCCATAGGCATAGGCTGAACCTGAATTATAGTGTCTGGAATGATTGGAATACCGCTCTGCATGCATTGGCTAAGATCAAAGACATAAGTCGTCATAAATACCTCCTTACCTCCAGGTGCAATCGAGTCTACTATGACCCATGCATGACCTGAATACTCTAATATCTGATCTGGCAGTATATCAAACCTTGCTATAACTTGATTTATAATGCTTTGCTGAGTCACTAAGGAATCAATATTAGATGTAGCTATTTCATTCACACTATAGATCTGATCTGCTTGTGTAGTTCCTATAAAGAAGCAAGTGTCTTGCTGTGAAAAAGCGCTGCTACAATTAAGCAGCAACGCTAAAAAACCAACACTCAATCTGACATAAATATTTTTTATCATAGTCCTAACTCTTTACACATCTGATCAATAAATTCAACTGCATCAGTAAGCTTTGCGCCCTTCTGTGAGTATTGAACTTTGAATGTAGACAACCGACTTAGTACTGCTTGTTTCTTAGCTGAGTCTGATTTGGCTTTTGCTAAATCATCCTTAACATTACTAAGTTCAAATTTAGTATCTTCTAATTCTCTTTTGATTTCTTCAATCTCAATTTCCAACTCATCACATTCAGGGTTTAAATCTATAGGATCAATAGGGTCTACGGGTTCATCGATCTGATCAAACGGGTAGTGTCGTTTGCCGAATAAAACTAAGTCCTCTGTGAAGCGGTCCTGTGGGTTTCCTGAGCTGCCGTCTAATGTTAATTTAGAACTATAAGGATAACCCATAGGATTGTGATTGTTATATGGAGAATTGTTTGTCTGTGATTCTGTTAATCGGTTAAGTATATTATTCCTAATAGTGTTTATATCCCAATTATTTGGAGGTCCAGAAGCCCAAGCAATAACAGCTGACTCATTCCATGGTATTGGATTATTGGGATTCTGATGTTCATGAAATAATCCCAACATATGTCCAAATTCATGTAGGACGGTTATTGAGTCTAACCATCCAAAATTCATGGTTTGTTGTGTGCTTAATGCATTAGGTATTCTACCTACAAAAGACCATGCTCCAGAATTATTAAATCCAATTCTAATGTCTGACTCACTAACAGGCACACCCCACTGAAAATCAATATTAACTACTTTCTTCCATCGTTCGGCGTTTTTAATGACAAAATTCCACTTAATAGAATTACCACCAATCCATGCCACTTTAATGGTTTGCCCAGTTTCCCAGTATCTGTTTTTTATACTGACATATCTGTCTGGTAAATTTGATATCTCTACAGGCTTAATACTGTTGTTTGTTTTTGCAAAATTATTCCACTCATCAATATTAGCAATCTGTATGCAGTCGCCCTGCTTCTCTGAATCTATCGGGTTTAATGGTTGCTCACTGATGCAGCTAACTAAAAAAAGAAGAGCTGGAAATAAATATTTTAAATGTCTCATTTGCTTTGGATTAAGTTATTGACTCTAATTAGAAGTTTTTGTATTTCTGCTTTTTCAAAATCTGTAAGGCAGTCAATCTTATCAGGATCAACATTAATATCGGGTTTCGTTCCCTTACCATAGACGGCTTTGATCATATCCCAGTCACCCTGCACAACTTTTCTATTTAACTTTGCTGTATTGGCTATCTTAAACGCCTCAGAGCCATTCTCAAAGACTTCTGCAGGATAGGCATAGAACATGATTGAATCCCAGTTAAGCGGTCCGAAAACTGCTGTTTTTGCCAACCTATCTTTATAGGCAAAAAATGCATCTACTTGGAATTGTGTCCATCCTTGGCTAATTCTCCATTCAGCATATTTAACACGATTAAACTTGACATCTTTATGATACTGCGTATGAAAAAATCCAAGCATGTGTAGTAGCTCATGTGGGATCACCCTTCCATCTTCATAGTCGCCTGTGTCATATTCTTCAAACCCTGCTGAGGTACTTGTAGAATCTTGGTGAATCTTCCTGCAATCAGTTCCTAAATAGGATAAGCCGCCTTTTGATTCTTGAAATCCGAAACGATTATCTGCAAAAGTATTTCCATAGACTTGCAAAAATGTAAACTTCTCATTCCCTGCTGATCTAATCGTATCTTGGATTCTTGATAACCAACTCTCATAATAGCCTTGATATCTGTCAATCGTTTCCTGACTCTTTTTTGTATTGATATAAAGATACTTGTAGGTGATTGTATCGTCTGGCCACCATAGATATTTAAGTCCTACTGATTGCTGAATTGGCTGGATGCAGTAATGATCGTGAGTGACTTCTACTGAGTTGAATGATTCAACTGGACCTGTGTAGTTGCACGCCAAAAGGAAAAGAATTGATATATATGCAATGAATCTGTTCACTATATTGAGTCTCTAAATTAGTTAATAGGCATAGTTCATATTATCATACCTTAATAAATCATAGTCATGTAAATCCTTAGTAATAAACCGCCTAACTCGATAGACCTCATTCTGAGTCAATGTATCTGTTAATGATATACCTTCTTTAATGCTACCATCCCAGTGAGCTTTAATGAACTTGTACATAGTCGTCTCAATACAATCAGTACCAAAACAAGGCGCATCCGATGCATTCCATAATCTCGGAACCAATACGCTGTCCATCTGACTTGATAAACTTGGCTGCATTGAGTTAGACGTATGGCAACTATTACACTTCTGATCGTATAGCTCCCAGTCACCGTATATCAGATTACTTTCCCCTCTGATAAACTTTGAAATGTTATTGTTATATGGTAGTAGATTCTGCTGAAAGGCTGACAAAGCACAAGCGACGACCTCAAAGATGATTGTGGTATCATATGCTGCTACTGCTAATTCATTCAAATGTATGTCGTGAGCTGCTACTAATGTAAGGTCTGGCAAAAAGTGAGCTGATGATGCTTTGGTAACTTGGAATTCCCCTGGCACTTCTGTCTTGAAACCTGCCGATAAGACACGATCACCATTGAATGCAATACCTAATGATGTCCTTGACTTGACTGTTTTTTCATCAACTGGAATGGCTTTTGCTGCTACTGGATCTGCACCCCAATTGATAAGAGACTTTACATATTTACCCCTGAATTTACCACTCCCTGCGCGTAATGGTGTCAATGCATAATATCCAGCTTCAACACTATGGCAATCCTCACAAGCTGTTTTACTTACATCTGTAGGCATGTGAAATAGAAGGTCACCAAGCTCAATGGCTGCTGATGTGTCCTTAATGGCCATTGTGGACTTGATCTCTACTTTTTTAGGTACTTCGTATTTATATAGCTTTGATAAGTCTGACAAGGCTTCGACTTGGGTACGATCATAGAATGGCTTATCTTGTTCAGTGCAACTTGAAAAAGTGCAGCAAATTAATGCTGCACTTGTAATCAATAAGCTATATATAAAAAGACGAAATCTATCTTTATTCATCAGAATTTATTTTATCACAAAAAGTGCTTTCTGGAAATTTCTCGCAAAGGAAAATATCAAGCAATTCATCTTTTAATTTTTGAGCACACCTGCATCCTAATACCTTATCTATTGCATTAATGGCAGTGGTACCTAAGCTGATGATCTCAGCTATCCCTAACGCCTCTGGACTATGTTGATACTGAGTATATGATCTATACTCATCTGGTGACATCTTCACATAAACAGAATCAGTCGGAAAATAGCCCACACTCTGAGAGTGCAGGCTTAAAACACTTAAACTAATAACTAATGATAAGACTATTAACCTTTTAATCATCAAGTAAATTATTAGCTGTTTTTAAAGCTTCTGGTTTACCTGATATGTGTCTGATGGTTCGAGATCCTAATAAAAACCCAAATGCTGTTTCTAATAGAAAGTCTGTGTATGATGCAGGATCTAATCCTGAAATTCCACCTAATAGTTCAACTGATCCTGCCATTGCAATTACAATAAATAAATGAAGCATGGGTGAACTGGCCTTTAAGCGGTCCAATAATTGAGCCAATACGGAATTAAGTGATGTCATGATATTAAGATTTTTAGTTATATAAATATACAACAAAATAGTATTACTATATTATACTATTTTATCGATAGCAAACCATTTTGAAATTATCATTTACTGAATTGCCATTTTGATCTCGGAAATAAACCTTAGCATGATTATAGAAAGTCTCTACTTTATGTTCATTCCAGCTATCAGAATCAATTATACAAATAGGCTGTACTGTAAGGCTTCCTGTCGTACTCGTAAAGGGTAATCTGATATATGATATAGCAGTAACAACTTGATTAGAATTGATATTGTAACTATCATTTAACATCCCGTTTCGCCAATCTGCTTTTGCGAAGACTAAAGAATTAGAGACGTCTTGTCCATTCAATTCGATATAATTAGAATTGATATTGCTTTCTAAGTAATTTGATTTGATTGTGTCAGCTTCAACAATGGATTGAGCTGATAGAGAAAACGTGAATAATAGATAGATAATTAATAATTTCATCTGATTAATATTTTATAAGAATTAGATAATTGAGTACACTCGTTGACTTGTATATTGACCTGTTCGCCTTGATCCAGTTCTATTTCATAAATAAAAGGTTCATTATTATCTATTCCTGATTGAGTTCTTATGCATCCCGAATCGTATTCATTTATAATGAATTGATCCTTCCTGTAGTAGCTTGAAAGTTCAAATATATAATTTTTTGATTCTTGTGCTATGAAAGTTTCATTGAAACTTGACGTGCCTTTTATTTCGGAGGGTAGATAATTAGTAGACATCAGATAATTTGCGTCATTTATGAGCGAAGACGGACAATTACAAAATTGATTAAAAAACTGAGATCCTCTAATGACATCAAAAGTATTACTTGTGCAATTTGACGTTACAAATCCAGAAAACCTTATAGTTGATATATCGCATGGATCAGTATTGCCAATATTAATTGTTTCAAAAATATCCTCAGTATCTCCGCAATTTGTAGTGAATGTATATTGTTGTGAAAAAACAAGGCTGCCATTTGCGATTACTTCAAAAGTTCCATCAAACTCAATAGGTCCACAACAATCATCAGAACAATTATAATTATATCCCCAAGACCAACCATATCCAGCTGCAAAACAATTAGCAGATAATGGGAATGGAGAATATGAATCAGTTCCAGTGCAACCTTCACACCCTGAAACATTAGCATTCCAGTTCTTTTCGGGGCAATTAGAATTACCTGATACATCTCTTGAATTTAAAGTATAGGTTCCGTCAGCACTTACACTTGTGCATCCAGAATTGCCTGAGATAAGAGTCGCACTGCCGTCTGGATTTAGTATCCTTCTGCTTTCAAAGTTATCACAATCCGCACCCTGATAACTCCAACAAAGTTCGCACTCGTCGGGATCAAATAGTAAAGTAGCATTACAGTTACAAGTTGGTGCACAATTAAATTCATTGCAGGTGGTCATTAAATTGCTGCATCCATTAGTGCCAATGAATATGACTTGATAAAACCCATTTTCAGTTACATTGTAAGTTGAATTGCCGTTTCCACTGCCTACATTTGTATTTCCACCTCCAGTACATCCTGAACTATTCCATTTCAAAACAACCCATGTACGATCTGGGCAACTATCCGATATATTAATGCGACAATTTGAAGGGTCAAAAGAGGCTGTAGTTTGACTATCTGAACAGCTACAATTATTAACATTGCAATTCACTGTAGTTTGTGCATTCAAGGCGTTACATCCTTCACATCCTCTTACAGAAACTATCCAGTTGCCCGAAGCAGTGGCAGTAAAAGTATTGCTACTTCCATTTGGAAATTGTTGGCCAGAAGGTGAAACAAAAGTATATGTCGCATTTGGGCAATTCGTAGCACTTGCAGTTAAAATACACCCATTACTTGTTAGCGTTACTGTGCTATTACAATTACATTGCGTTACAACATCAAAGCAATGCTCCGTTCTACATTGACTGCATCCAGTAGGGGTACAAGATACTACATAGCAATATCGACCTGGGCCATCGATGTCTACAATAGTATTAAGATCTGTTAGGTTTCCGTTTTTCTCCCATAGATCACTTGCAGAACTACAATCTCCGTAATTCCCAAATGGTGTCGGATCAAAATCATAATTCCCCGTCCCTGAGCACCACGTCTGATCAGGAAAATTAAAGCTCGGGCAATTACAGCTCGGATCAACACAATTATTAGTGATTGTCCAAGTGTCTGAAAATGTTTCTCCCGCGCAATCCCCTGAATTACAAGTTAAATTTATTGTGAATACTCCATACTCTTCACATGTGGATTGACCAACGAAAAAACTACCATTACTCGAGATATTAATATTACATCCAGACGGAGCTGTCACAGAACCCGACCAGTTCGAACAATTATTAATAAACCAATCCGAACCTAATTGATATGAGTTAAAACCCTCGGTTGTCCAACATACTGACTCGTCGCTTGGCGCGGTGACTGTCGGTGCAGGATCACAAACTGGGTCCTGCGTACAAGTTGTTAGCTTAGCAAATCCAAAGTTTCTAACTGTACAGGGGTCCGTGGCTCCCGACAACTGTATACCATACCAACCGTCGCCGTTGGGGCACCCTGATAAAGAAACAGTAATGTCAACGCCTGGAGTAATATTTTGTAAATTACAAAAAGACTCTGGAAAAGTAGTTGATCCCGCAGGACTTGCACCATTTCCATAATACGCGAGATTAACGTTACTATAAAGTGAGCCACAATCCGAACCAACAAAATCTATAATCATCTCACAATCATTAACTCCTGTATCAATATTCACCTCACAATCACATACAGGCTCCAATGGAGGAACGCAATTTGCTTGTATTGATGGAGTGGTGATATCACAACAAGCGTCTCCGTTCTGTGTAATCTTTCTAGAAGTCCATAGAGAGTTATGGCAACCCGTGTCATTGGTCATGTCATATGTCGTTATTCCTGAATTGACTGTAAAATTTGGAGACCCTGCTTGAGCTGGACTACATTCCATAACAAGACCCTCACCACCTGCAAAGTACTCTTGACACGCAGCTGAGCTTGCATCTACTCTAATGATACAATTATCAATAGTTACAATAGGTTCGCACAAACAGCAATTTGCAGGATCGTCTAATACAATGTTCCAGCTGCCAGACTTTTTACATCCGTCTGGAGTTTCAAGGTTAAACCCAATGCTTTGTCCTCCCTGACAACCATTATATTCAGGATTTATCGTTAAGCTGCTTTCTAAATTTGGGAGCCATTGTATCGTAGTTCCTGCCGGTTGCAAGTTTTGTATACCTACAATGATATCATCATCATTGTAGCAAACAGCATTAGCATAACTACAATCGGGATCGACTTGAAACGTTGCGCCTCCATCAAGCGATATCACGCATTCAAATGTAGCCACTTCAAATACCGTCACATTGAATTGAGCTATTGAGTTACATTCGGGCTTATCGCAGTCGCCAGAAAATCCGTAATATGTGCCACTCTCTGTGGTTATGAAACTTCCTGATCCAGTAGCTGTTAGTTCTGGTGTTCCGCTTAAATTCTTAGACCATTTAGCATCTCTTCCCCCGCCTGTTAGAAAAGCAGCATAGCAAAACTCACACTCTATGACAGCATCAACTGTTTGAGCATTGCCTGAAAAAAATGGCAAAATAAATAATACGATAAGTAACTTTTTCATTCAGCTGGTTCTGGTTCTTCAAAGCAAGCCCAATTAGGCGTAGCTTTTTTGCAAATGTCAAACTCATAACTAACCCTACTACTGCACCCTAAGCTCTCACAAACACAACTGACAAATACTGTATGACTCCCAACAGATAAAGTACCTGCATGAATAGTTACAGTTCCATCTATCTGTGATACTGTGCCCTCTGATGTACCATAGCTATAATTATTCGTGCTGTAATTATCAGTGCATGTGCTTGGACCTAAAGTAATATCTTGACTCTCACAAAAGGGGCCACAAGGAATAAAGGCAATGTCAACTACCTCCACACTTGGACATGATAGCCAAAGGAAAATCAATAATATGATGCTATTCCTAATCATAGACAGTCCTCATTTTGAAAGGTGGTTTTGACAAATAGATTTGCAGAACACATGACTGTACAGCCTTCTGCATCTGTCACCTCTACATGATAGGCTCCGTCATCTGTCACTATTGGATCTTCTACTGTAGATGTAAAACCATTTGGACCTGACCATACATAAGTGAATGGTGCGTTGCTTCCTGTTACTGTCAAATCAAATTGCCCAGACGGTGTATTATTTCTGCATATTTTGACGTTCTCGACTGAACAAGATAAGTCACTGTCTGATATTACAATCTTCTCCACTGCTGCACCCATACACATACAATCATCTGTGACATCTTCGCTGACGGTCACTGAGTAAGTACCTGCCATTATTACATCTATGCATTCTGTCGTTTCGCCTGTGCTCCATACAAAATCAGGATTGACATAATTATTAGTCACTGCACAGATCTCTACCGACTCATCACAGAGCAACTCGTAAGGTGCTGATATTTCGACTATGTATTTCTCGCAGCAATCCTCACTGCCTCCACCTTCACATGGGATGTATAGGGTAGTGGTTCCTGATCCAACACATCCTGTACAGTCTGGAAAAGAACCTGAGTATGTAAATGAGTAAGGTCCGCAAACCATTGGATCAAAACAGTGGTCATGTGGCCATTGGCTACCCTGAGTATAAATTGTTTCGCCTACTGGTGAATTGAGAATGGTGATAGTGCCGCCTGGATCTGGCCTTAATCCATTTTCGTTAGAGTCAATTAAGTCTATGAAGTTATGACACTCTAACCAATAGGCAATATGCAATTGGTGTTTCGTATGCTGATCATATTTATCATATGCATACCAAACACCAATTGTTATTAATATTATTAAGACTATCCAACGTTTCAATAGTGGTTTTTATGGGTCGCAAATTTCTAATTGTACTGGTAATTTCACTTGTACCGTCACATCAATTGTAGACACACAACCATCTGGGAATGTCACTGTAGCCGTGAATACATCACCGTCAGTACATGGACTACAAATTTCTGTATTGTTTCCTGTAGCGACGACTGCACCTGAGATGTCAGTCCATTCAACAGTAGACCCTGCTGGCAGTCCTGGTATATTACCATTCATCTGATCAGTCTCACAGACTCTATGAGTACAATTCCCTTGATTACCATCTGCAACATAGCCGCCTTGACCTGGTGGCACTGGTATTGTCCTTAATTGACAAGATAAATCTGGTGCTGCTGATACTGGCACTGAGAAAATAGTAACGTTCTCACATGGAGCAGTAGGATCATCACATGTACAGGTGACTGAGAAATCAAAAGTAGGAGCTGTGAAGTTAGCAGGTATATTGTATGTAGCCACACCACTTGCATCAACGGTTACACCTGTAGAAGCAATATAAGTATATCCACTACCATAATTGTCAGAACATCCTGCATCAACCATTCCAGTCGCTCCATTTGGACCTAAACAAATAGGATCACAAATGACATCCTGAGAGAACACTGCAATAGAAATAAGTGATAATAGTATAATTAAAATAATCTTATCTCTCATCCTTAAAATATTTTTTAGTCATAACATAGAGTCTCAATTCACCTTCTTTTTTTTCTCTTCTTTCTTTTTCCTCTAAAGCCATTTGGTATTGAAAAACATCATTGCCATCAAGTGAAATTTTACTTTTCTTTTCAATGACTTTTAATTCCAATGATTCCTCATCCGCTTTTCTGATGATCACTGTTTTCTTATCAATCAGCTCTGTTAATGTCCTATAAGTAATTCCTCCAAGTGGTGGAGGTGCTACAACTACCTGCCCAAATCCCACAAAGGAAATAGCCGATAAAATAAGTGTTGTGATTATTTTCATTGTATTTGATTTAAGCCTAAGTCAACTATCGCAGCAGCATTAAGGTGGACATTATCACACCAAGTATATTGCTCTGTACTATGTGCGACTCCCGAGAAGTCTATAGCGAGTTGATCAAAGGCATTATTGATATTCGTAATTCCGTTAGCTGGATAAATGACTGACCCAGTTTTTAATTTTATAAAATTCCATTCTGGTAGCTGACCTATATGACCATTTAAGCCATTGATCAAGTCAGTCATATTAGAATAATAATTTGCTGAATTAGTCGCTCCTGTATCTGCTTCTCCTTGAGTCCATATGACTTTTAAGACATTGACATTTCTTGTGCCTGCCCATGCGATTAAATCATCATAAGCATCTAATGTAGTCTGATATAATTCATTAGGAGTATTGACATTCCAGTCTGAGTCATTAGGGTCTTGAAATAAAGATGTACCACCGTCAGCGACTTTTAATAATACCGTGACATTACAGTTCTCTTTTGAAAACTCATTAGCATAAACAGAACCAACTGAATAATGATCGCTGAACCCGACATATCCAGTATTGCTACCAAATTCTAATAGATCACCAAAGCCATACCCATTACCTCCTACATTCGTATTCCATACATGAGCATCTCCGTCACTTGTAACTAAACTTAAATCATCTCCACATCGTGCACCTGCATTAGATTGACCTAATTCGATAATCACATCAATGTTGCATCCACAAGGTCTGTATTCAGTAATACCTCCATCATCAATAAATGAAAAAACATTAGTCTCTTCTAAATATACCATCTCTGACTCATTAAAAGAATCAGAGATAGATGATTTACATGTGTCCATTTCGCTTTGCGCAAAACCAAAGACAGAAAAAATAACTGCCACTATTCCAATATATCTCTTGAGTCCTATCATTTATTTCTGTAATTCTTTGATTTGTTTTTCTAAGTCGTTTATTTTTTCAGCTTGTGCCTTTATAAGCGATAAGATTAATCCATCCATATCAGCCGTTTCTATTTTTTCATGATCGTGAATAACTCCAATGTCATGACCTACGACATTGTAAAAATCCTCTGCCATGATACCAATATGCTGATCCTGATAACCTTGATAAGCCCACTTCGTAATGTCAACATTCAAGAACCGATCATACATTGATTGATAATTAACTGTTGAGAAATCATGCTTGAATTTCCTTGCTGATATTGCCGCCCAAGCTGTTGCACCAGCTCCTAATGTTGCACCTGTTAATTGAGCTTGATCTGAGTACATCCATATACCATTCTGACCGACCATTTTAACCTCGTCGGTATTAGTAGAATTTAAAGGGACGTTGTTAGCTGTGTTCCATAGAAAAACTCTATCATGTAAGGCATGCGAATTAGTCCCTAATATGACTGATGAATTAGTATTATTTCCTTCATTTCCATTACCTACTGCAATGGTAGATCCTGTATTTACAAAAACACCATTTATTCCAGATAAGAATGAATTGATTGAATTTCTATGGCTCATGTTCTGACCGCCTAAATAATTATTTTGACCGTCAAATGATCTTACTTGCTGACCTATGACTGATGATCGACTTGTTTCATCTATTTTATTTCCAGCACCAAAGACAACATTATCAAATGAATTATCTACTCTGTTTTGCTGACCACCTACCCAAGTGTTATCACTATTATCTATTGAATCTCTTGTACCTATAGCACCAGAGGCTAATGAATTTAAGGCTATGTTATCTTGACCAAACCATAGTCCATTTTGTGAAGCCTGAATATCATTTCTTCTACCTCCACCAAATGAGTGATGAGAAGCCCTCCAGTAATTCTCACGACCTGCAAAAAATCCAGACTGAGATAGTTCATTGTTATTAGTCCTACCTCCTGTCATAGACCAGTTACCATTAGAAGTAACATCATTTGAATTGACTATATTAATTCTATGATTTGTCGTAACTCCCGTCATTAATGCATTATCACTATCCATCCCCGACACAATCAAATCAAAGTCACCTGTGCTGCCTCCATGTAACAATCCTGTATGTAATGTCTTATGTAATCTTAGTACACAATTTTCATTAAACTGCCTGCCATCCTCATCTAAGTAAACTTCATTCGCACATAGTTCTTCTTCTACCGTTCCGTTTGGATTAAGAAACTGTAATGACTCACTAATGCCATCAGCATTAGTAATTCGCTGTACAAAAGGTGGATCATGCAAGACAATTGTATCAGCTTCACATGTACTTGATACATGTACAATCAAGGTATCTTGAGCGACATATAATGAGCTTGGATGTACCGCTGGAATATCTTCACATTCGCTGATTGAACCAACTAAGTCTAAAGGAAATGTTGTGTCCGTTCCTGTCTGTGGATCAGTAGACGTAATGATTAATTGACTACTGTCTGCATTATAGGCGAAGTCAGTAATACATGATCTACAGAATGTAACTTTGCTTCCGTCTGGAGACGTGATCGTAGTATTGCCGCCTGTATTAGTCCATGATACTGTCGTGTCTGTTATCGTATCTCCTACATTATTTGCATCCGCATCTTGTAAATTATACGTTCCATCTCCATTGTCAACCATTGTATAACAGTCAGCACATTCGCTCCCACCTTCTGGATAAGGCACTGTTGAAACTGTATTGCCGTCTACATCAATTAAGATTAAATTACCATCTGCATCTGTGCCTAAAGTGTAGCTTGGACAAGTCTCACAGAAAGTAACTACTGTGCCTTCATCAGTTGTAAATGTTCCCGTACCTGTACCATCTATGTCTACGCTTAATATTCCATCATCACCATCTTCGCCTGGAGTTCCTGGTGCTCCAGTTTCTCCTGGTGGACCTGTTTCTCCGTCAGGTCCTGGTTCGCCTTGTGGGCCAGCCTCTCCTGGTGCTCCATCAGCACCGTCAGCTCCAGCAGGACCTGGTTCATTAGGTGGACATTCTGCACAATCCCCTACGATATCACCACCGCCTCCACCTGACTTGAGACATTCGATTAAATCAGCATCACTCGTAAAGTTTACGATTCGACTTTTTGAATATCTTGTACCATCTATATTAACCATAGTTGATGTAAATGAAACATCATTATAGCCTACAGAAAAATTACGTTGTGCGCCTGTCACCACGTCAGAGACTTGTAATCCTTGAAATGGTGTCGCTGTATAATTCCCTGACTTAGTAAATTCTGTCTGCAATTCACAGACACATTCAATAGATATTGGATTTAATTTCTGAGCACTTACATTAAGCGCAAAGAGTAATGAAAAAAGTAATGCTATATGTTTCATGTTTAAATTATTTGTGATCCAGTTCATTATTCACTTTTTAATTCAGATATCTTTTTGATAATATCAGTTTGTAATGTCATAAACATCTGTTCTAAATGATCTACTCTCTTTGTCAGCTCATCGTTCTGAGTTTTCAATTGAGCGATTTCAATGTTTTTCTTTTCAATTTCTTGAGGATCTTTTCCCAGAATCGAATAAATAATCGGACTCAATGAACCGACTAAAACACCGATGATCAACTTAATGACATCATTATTCTTTTCGGGTATCTCGAAAAAGAATAAACTAACTGTAATCATGATCACGATGACAAACATCAGGATCGCTCCATAATAATTCTTCGCCTCTTTCATAAATTCTCCCACTCTATTTATTTAGTGCTTCAAAAATCAACTGACTTAAAAATGGTTCGTTTAACATACTATAATTTTTAAGCCCTAATAATTTCGCCCAGACTTTATTTTCTTTTAATGTGTAATTTGAAGCTATTTGTTTTGCTGTTAGGTTTCTGATTTCTGAGAATTTGTCATCTGCATCAGAAATCATTTTATCTATCTCCGATTGAAATTCATCTATCTGATTACCTGATTTTTCTTCTGCTAATTTTACGGCTGATTGGTATTCTTTTTCATTTATAAAAATAGTAGCACCTTCAATTGGTTCATCAACTCCATATGTCACGCCTTGGTCTTCCTCTAATATCCAATATTGAGTTTCTTGAATTTGATTAGCGACAACTCCTGTAATCTCATCTCTTGGATTAAATGAGAAATTAGCCTCTGATCTTAATCCTGGTATGTACCTGAAATATGAATCGCTTTGTGAGCTTGTGACTTGATACCTTTCTCTTACTTGAACTTGAACTGTAGCACCTGCTGGTACATTTAACCTATATCCATGACCACTTCCAAAAGGAATTATATTTTCTTGTACTGATCTTACGATATCAGGACTCGTATCATTTCTTGTGTCCTTGTATCTATACTTATGATAAGTCTTAGTCCATACCGGTGTCCCATTTATCACTAACCTATAGTCAGCCCATAGCCTTGCTCTATTTCTTCTGGATAATAAATAGTGATTTCCAAAATCAAGATTCACTGTCATGTCAGTTATGCAGTTAGGCGATGTTCTTGCTACACTTACATTAGCCCAATCTCCTTCAGTTCTTGGAATATTAGCATTCTGAGTTATTGGCGTCCATGCTGACCACCAGCCTGTTCGATTTGTTCCATTTTCAAAATCCCCTGTACAACGTTCAATGTCTATGTCTGTTAGATACCCATTGTTTGCTACAAAAGCATCTACCTGAGATTCTGTTAATTGTGTATCATTCAAATCTGGATGATCTACTAATTCATTAATGCAATCTGAGAACTTATTCAAATCATCACATGATAACTCATAAGGATCTGGAAAATCTATACACTTATTAATATCTTCGCAATCAGCTTTAGCCACTCCTGCCCAGCATTCAATAAACAAGACTTCTTGAGTATTTGCTAAAGTCGCTAAAAAAGTAATTATTGTAATTAATATATATCTCATTCTTTAGTTAATTTAGGACAACAATCATCTCTTGATGGTACAGCTATCGTATCAGATCTATTAGAAAACTTCTCTATGATGTAGGCTTTTCCGTCAATACAAGCTTCTTTTTCATATAAGAAACCACCAGCATTAATTGCATCTGCTATCGCTTTTATATCAGCTTCGCAAAGCTTAATTAAAAAAGCATCTTGATTTTCGCATCCTAAAGATTCTGCATTTGGATTAGGTGATAGTATTGTAGGTGATTCTTGGGCCACTCCATTTATGATTAATTCAGCACCTTCTATTACTGGGCATAAAAAATGAAATAGCCCTGGACTTGTGCCGTCGGCTGCTGCTATCCACTGCTTACCACCAGCTGCCACTAAAGCATCGTTGAATTCAGATAGAGTAGTGCCCTTTATGTCTCCATATTGATAGCTTACATTAGGATTAGGTCTACCTCCTGTGAATTGTAATGCGGCATCAGCACAAGCGTCGACACATTCTACTATAGGAAGTCCGACTACCTTTACTGTCTGATCTATCTCACATACTTCTATATCACAAGTTGGAAGCCTCTTAAAGCCTGTCGTGTCTGTTACTTCACCATCAATCGTGAAGACTCCATCGCAGATCATACCAGAAAGTTGATCACCGACCTTGCAAGGGAAAGCAGAACTAATAGATAACGCTTTTCTCTTTAGTGATTCTAATTCACGCGTCAGTTGTTTTTTAACAGTCAGATTTTTAACGAGCTGCAATTTTATCTGTACTGCTGCTATCTGAACCTTGATCGGTCTAACTGGATCAAGTTGAGGCGTTGCCGTTGATGCATCACACATATAGCAAGCTTGCTCGCATATCTGATCACAACCTTGACAGGGTGCAATATCGTCGCCTGTATAGGTTTCTATGACTTGCCCAGAAGCATTGTAGTCTGTTGTATCTTGCTGAGTCCCTGTTGATTCAAAAATATCTTCACAGTTGCTTAATTCTGCTAATGTCCTTGTGAATTCTGTACAACCATCTTCACCCGTTGTACATAGATTAATAGTGATTTTATTATAATCACATTCGCAATCGATCTTCTTAAATTCTGTAATGAATTCTAATGAGCTGCAATCTTGGTAAGTTAGATCTCCAGTGCAGGGATTTTGATAGATCCATAGATCACCTGAGTATTGATCCTTTTCATTTCCGATTAATGCACAAATCGTATTACCTGTTTGTATTGATACACAATCATCATCATCTACTTCGATAGGTGGCTCTGAAAAATCAGTACCATCACAATTTATGACTTCACCAGCATATTCAACAAGATCGTCAGGACTCTCAGCATTCAGATAAGAGTCTTCTGTATAGGTTTCATTGCTCCGTTCTGGGCAATCTGTTATTAATCTTACTACCCGTGGGCCAGCTGTTCCATCTTCATTTTTCTGACATAAATTAAACCTCTCAGTAGTACAAGGCGAAACTGCATCATCTTCTATGTAATATTCAAACTTGTATCCACAATCTTTAATACAATCTAATGGTATGGGCACGTCAGGGCCATTCTCTACAGGTTGCCACGTTGGTCTTTCTGTCTCTTCGTATTCGTTTGTTTCATAACCATTCTCATCAAGTATAGGCTGACAGAATTTTACTTTTTTTACGCCCTTTTCAATGACATGATAGTACCATACTGTTTTATAGGTCTCACCCAATGGAAGAGGATACACTGTATATTGGCACCCGTCTGTAATCCTTGTCATCTTTTTAGTGCCGATTTTAAAGCAAGGATCTATACTTGTATATTTTGTAAACCTCCAAGTCGGAGCTGGCAACCTTCCAAATGCAGCATTTGTTTTATCATCTTTGAACTTGTTGCCGAAATCGGCCCATCCTTGTAATTCTGGTGTCCACAATGTATAAGGTCCAAGCTGCTCTCCTTCTCCGTATGATCTTCCATTACATCTGAATTCATCGACTATGAATCCTTGATTAAAAAAAACTAAATTAGGTCTATCGCCACAATCATTACTGGAAGATCCAGCACTGAAACCATTGTCAAACATTGCTTCAGATATTCTAAATATGCCACAACTTGGGTTTATAATTGTTGGCAAATTACAAGACGGTGCAACATTATCGCACGATCTTGGTATAAATTCACTGCCTACTTGATTTAAGCAATCGCATGTTGATGAATTAATAATATCAACCCAAACAGCTTGATTTGTAATCGTATCACAAGCTTCATAAAAGTTACCAGTTACTGGCTGTCCGACTCCATTTTGTAATGCTTCTACTAAAACTGAATCGTCAGAATATAAAATAGGTTCACTTACTTTTTTCGAGCAACCGAAAAATAAGCCGAAAACCACAAAAAAATAAATGAACCTATTCATTGATATTAAAATTCTAATCCTTAATTAATTATTCACCTTCTCCCTCACCTTCACCTCCTGCTGGTGTTGTTGGATCATCATCACATAAAACTAAAATTGCATTAGCGATAATTCCTGCACCTGCTGGAATAACTAAAGGAGTCGTTAAGTCATAACAAGCATCCGCAAGTCCATCACAGTCTTCATCTGCATAAGTTAATTTCTCGCAAAACTTCTGACCAGCATCAATTGATACTGGAGTCGTTCCGTATTCTGTAGGTCCATTAGATGTAAGGACTGCGCCTGCGCAATTCTGGCCTTTGTACTCTCCTATAATTTCTAATGCAACGATACCATCTGGCGCAACTCCATCAATCAATGCACCTGCAGCAATAGCTGCATCTAATACATCTTGTATGGTTCCCGTAGCTCCAGGTCCGCAAATTTCTACTGTTTTTTCAACCGATTTTTCGGCTGGTAATGAAGGGGGAAACCCCGCAAAGTTTGACATTTTTGTATAATTTTCTGTATTAATAATATTTTCCTCAATTGGTTCCACGCCCTGCTCAAATTGAACATAGGTGTTATTCTCACAGTCTAAGTATTGCACTAATTCTACAGGCTCCTGATCTTTCGGACCGTCCACTAAGTACATAGTACATGGAGTCGGGTCTATGAATCTTTCTTTTTTACATGGTGTAAATCCTGCCGCCTCTGGACTACCCATTTGCATGACTGATCCTGTAGCATTTCCGTAGTAACCTATAACCGTTCCATCAGGCTTGGTGCATACTTGGAGTGTGCATATATTACCTTCTGTATCTTTGTACTGTAGTGGAATATTTTTATTGACTTCTACTGCGCCTGTGATTTCTACGTCCTCTACATTTACTATGACATCTGCAACTTCTGAACAATTACAAAAGTCATCAAATATCTGATCCAAGTCAGCTTCATTGACAATGCAATCACGATCTATGGTAGTTGATACTGATCCACCAACAACAATACATCCAGGTTCAAGATCAAATGAGTTATATATGTCTTTGTTTCCCGTCTCAATGTCCATGATGACAATGTTGCATCCGACAAGCTGAATGATATATTTTCTTTTTCTTGCTGCCATTGTTTTGATTAAAAAAAGGGTTTGAATCTATAACCCAAACCCTTATCCATTTCAACTACCAAATGTGTTTTACTTAGGATCTTTCTTCACTTCATCTACTTCCTTCACTGTTTTCGCTTTTTTCACTGTTTTCGCTTTTTTCTTCGGAGCTTTTAAAGGCTCTGGCCCTTCTTCCGTATCTTCTTCCTCTGACACGTATTCACATTTTGTTGCACATAATATCGGTGTAGTGCCTCCGATTAAAGCGTCCTCAGTTAAAGCGCAGTCTGCTAAATCAAATGAATATGTATATGAGGTTACCTCTCCAAATACGTTTTTATTAATAAGTATATTGGTCGCATCCGGAACGACTTCTAAGATTGATGCTTCGTCAATTTCCTCTACTGATGTGTTTTGATAAGTGCATATATCTATCGCTTTACATAGCTTGGTAAATGACAGCTCTGTACCATCTTCTAAGACAAGTGATAGGATTGATGCTTGACCTATATGGCTTATCTCTTCGGCTGTGACTTTCAATTTGATATCGCACTCAAGAATGATCTCACAAGTGTCTGGATTCAATTGATCTTCTACTGGTACTTGATAACTCATCAAGGCGTTACAAATCGCATTGTATAGTGTATTCAATCCACCTTCAAGCTTTGTGTCAACTGGTTTATTGAATCTAACAATACCGTCCACTGGAGCTATACAACCTTCGTAATCTTTATATTGAGAATGTTTGAATCCTATGACTGGACCTGTAATATCTGCCACTGGGAGTACATTTTTACACACTGGAATAGAGCCGCATTGATCACATTTTTTAGGCTTGATCATGTTTGTTGGGCACTGGAAAGGATTCGCAGGTATGTAACCGTATATTTTTGTATTTGTAGCCATTTAATTATATTTTTTATCAACTTCTGTCCATTTCTTTTTTGGACATTCTGTAATTACTTTTACAACTTTTTCTCCATTCTTTATTCGCTTCACTTCATCTTCTGTCAATGGATCATCTATTAATTCAGGTATTCTAAAATGTTCTATCATCCTCGCTTTAGTCGCTAATACACAAGTGCAAATCCCACAACCGTCAACCGCTGGCAAAAATGCTTTGGGTTTTACTTTTGTTATGTAATCACATCTGTTACATATTTCCATCCTCGCATCTTTATGCTCTTTAGTGGCTAATCTGGCATCATCTTCAGTTGGATTAGCTGCTAAATACTTAGCTAACTGATCTCCAACATAACTTTCAAATCCTTTAGGCAAACCCAATGAGTCTATGATTTTTCTTTTTAGTAATGCAATCCTGTGATCCTGCACATTTACATGAATGTAATTTTTCGCATCCACATTTCTTACATGCCATCTTGTCTAAGTTCTTATATAAATCATAGCATCCGCATGCTTGATTTTCTACTACCCACTCATCCAATTGAGTTAAGATTTCAGCTGCTTCATCTTTGAGCATCTTAATCCTGATCGCTATGTCTTTTGGACTTAATGATTCAGAGTCTTTGTCAAATCCTTTTCTCCATCCTCTTGCTGTTAATGGCATTGAATGTTTAGATCCAACTTGAATCTGCACCATCAAATCGATGTACTTCCATAGGAACCCCTCACACCACAAATCATTCAAACAACTCTCTGTGAACTTCTGACCCTCTTTCCAATAATCACTCATTCCAGGTTCTCCTAATGGAGTTGGATTATCAAAAATGATAAAGCCATCTTCATCTTTCTGATAGCAAGCGATCCAGAAGCAATTTTTCAGCTTTACTATATCACCTTCATTATATGTGTCATTTGGATTCCATGCCTTTGCATCAGAATAATCAACCAAATGAGCTTTCAAATATTTATAAAAATCAATCCCTAAACATTCCCTAAATTCTCGTCTTTCGACCATGAGAATCTCATCAATGTTGCAGGACTGTAGATCTTTACCGTATCTATATCCTTTACCTATTTCATTCTGTAACAATAGCGTCTTGTGTCCCATCACTTACATTTTGATTAGGTAATTCTTCGTTCCTGACATTATCAGTCGTCTTCGTAAATTCTAAACGATAATTCAAATAACTATCGTTTCCACTTGCTTCTGCTAATGGCTTATTCATCAAGCAAATAAATGCGCTCAAATCGTGCTGATGCTTTCTAACAATCGTTTCGTCTAAGACATTGATTAATGCATGTTGAGCATTGGATCCTAAACTGCTCTTTTGTTCTGCTGCACCTGTTGCTGATTTATGTAGCATATGAGCTGCATAGATGTTAGATGAGGCCATTGACAGATCAGATTCCTTCCATTCATGATTTCGGTTGACTGTTAAGTCTTCCCATTCTGCTTCATATCCATATGGAATATAATTGACCGCAATTTCACTACTCTTTTTCCCTTTGTTGCTCATCACTTTTTCTACGACCCTTCTCACTTGTTCTGCTATCTGTTGTGGAGTCGTTTCTTCTGGTAATGCTCCAGCTTCACATTCTCTAATCGTTAGAATCTTCTTAGTCACGATCGCTGATCCTGCTACCTTACAACTGTAATCTCTAATCAGAGCTTCAATTGCTTGATCTCTCTGAGTATGCCAACTATCAGGATAACCATAATCATCACTTTCTCCAGTGTCATTTTTTAAATGAAATATTGTTTCTCTGAAATCTTTCTTTTCGGAAAAATTAGGATACACATCTACGAATTTTCGAGACTCCTTTTCATGGAGCTTCCCAAGATCGTGACAGATCAATAGAGACTTATTCAATAGATCATCTGGCTTTCTGACGATGTAAGCAGACATAGGATGTATGACTCTTAACGTGACTCTTACTAATCCCTCAAATCTTGTTTCCATGTAATGCAAATAAGCATTGCCTGAAATTTTCAAGTGCCTGAAACATTGCTGTGAGATAGATCTCAACAAGGGTAATGTCAGTCCAAAATTTTCAAGGTATTCGCAATAAGCCTCTTTAGACTCATCGGCCAAAGGATCAACCTCTGGATTCGTGTATCTTAATCCTGCTTTGCCTTTTGTGATAATGTCAACATCACCACCAAAAGCAAATCGGGATAAGTAATTAATACAAGTTGCATGTGAACTGGCTAGGTCCGTCAACTGGTATAAAAATTTCAAAGTACCGTGAGAACTATATTTAGTAGTTCCCCTATAGGGTATCACATATTTGAGCGTTCCAAATAAGTTTTGCTGATCGTAAACGTTTCTATATACCTTCTGAAATGGATCTTGTAATTCTATGAATGACATCCATTACAGTTGGTAGTTTATAATTGCCGCTCTTAACGATTTATCATCTTTCAATGTGTCAACTTCAATTGCTAATTCATTATCAATGATGTAATCAATCAGTTCTTGGCCTTTCAGCTTGTTGACTATTGCAGCTCTCTTTTGAGCTTCTTCTACTTTCTTTGCCTGTTCGTCATCTGCTGGATTAGTTAGTACTGCTATGGACTTTAAACCTCTTGCAGCTGTCTTAC